ACTGCAGCAATTACAAGAAGAATCAAGTCAAAACAGATTAAAGAATCTGTATCTTATGAATTCTTTGGTGAAGGTGAAAAGCAATATACTAAAGAGTATATAAGTGATGTAGATGAGATTGAGTGGTTCTATCTTAAAATAGAGAAGGAAAATGAAACATTTTCATTCCCAGATATGGCAGCAAGACTTGAAGAAATTAAACAAATTAAAGCAGAAAAAGCTAAGAAATCTCAAATACCTATATATTCAGATAGATATAAACCTATTATTGCTAATTCTTATGGTATAAAGACAAATACGGCAAATCTTATTAAAGAGGAAGCTGATAAGCATGAGGAGGCCCAACCAACTCTCTTTGATGATGTAGATAACTTATCATTTAAAGAGCTTAAAGAGGAATATGATGTACCTTATGGTCAAGTATCATTTGATAAGGCTACTTTAAAATCTCTCGTAGTTCAGTTAATTACAGGTAGTATTATCCTCTCTAATGATAGTAAGATTGATATTACTAAATGGGCTAAGTCAATGCCTGCATTATATGAAAAGAGATTTGGTAAGGGCAAAGAAGGCATGAAAAATTTTGAAATGTGGGCAGATACTTATACAGAATATCTAACATGGTATGTAACAGATAAGAAATTAGAAGAGTTAGGTTTTGATGATGCAGAAATTTGTGCTATTTATGCTCATGATATGATAGAGGAGCTTACAAAACTTCCTGAAAATGATTATATCAAAGGGTATATTGATGCACTTCAAAAGTATTTAATATTATGACAAATAATGAAATAGAAAATAGAGCATTAGAATCTTTGAGTACTTTAACAGATGAAGCAATTGAAGAGATTATTTCAAGTAATGAAAGTGCCCTTCAGAATTCTGATAATGTGTCAATTTTAACAGAAGAAGAACAGGCTATTCTTGACAAAGCTGTAGAAGAAGCACATCAAGAAATACCTATAAACTCCGAAACCTTATTGGTAGATAAAACTACAAGTAGGTTTAGTTCTGCTATTTGGTATGAAAATATTCAAAATAAAACTATTATTCTGGCAGGAGTGGGAGGTATTGGTTCATGGATTGCTTTGCTATTAGCAAGAATGAAACCTGCTTCTATGTTTATCTATGATAATGATACAGTAGAAGCTGTCAATATGTCAGGTCAGTTATATAGTCAATCTGATTTGGGTAATTATAAAGTATCTGCATTGACTAGTATGATTAGAAACTATGCTGACTATAATAGTATCTTTGCAATAAATGAAAGATTCACTATTAAATCTGAGGCATCAGACATTATGATTTGTGGCTTTGATAACATGGCAGCAAGAAAAATTTTCTTTAAAAAATGGGCAGATCATGTACAATCTAGACCAGAAGAGGAAAGAAAGAATTGCTTATTTATTGATGGTAGACTTGCAGCAGAAGAATTTCAGATATTGTGTATCATGGGAGATGATAATTATAATATCAACAGGTATGATACTGAATACTTATTCTTTGATACAGAAGCTGATGAAACTGTTTGCTCATATAAACAAACTACCTTTTGTGCAAATATGATTGCATCATATATAGTTAATCTATTTGTGAACTTTTGTGCAAATGAAGTAGGTGCTTATAGGAGTTTACCATTCCTTACTACATATAATGCAGAAACAATGTATCTTAAAACTGAAGCATAATGGAATTTAGCTTAAGATTTGCACGCAATATAAGTAGTGTCTTCAGTAACACAAGTTATCGAGAGGCAATCTCTCTTACAAATAATTTATATCTTGATAGTAATAATGTATTTAGAAGAAGCCTTGTTATTGAAGTAAACAGTGATGAATTAGAAATACCTGTTATTGCAAGAGTGCCCTTTGAAAATTTGGTTTTACATAATACATACAATTCTACAATTAAAGAAATCAAGAGGGTAATATTACCACTGTATAATAATGCACCAAATATAGAGAAGAAAACTTTTGATAGTATTATAGCTCAATTATTTAGTGTAAGTTATGGTGATAGATTACAGAAGATAACTACAAATAAGGGAGAGGTGTATTATGGTGGTAAAGGTATTATCTTTGATGAAAACTATACTCCATTACTATTATGCACATTAGCTGCAAGAAATATATGTACTGAGAATCGTGGTAATACCATAGTCTATTATAGACCTATATGCCATGTTAGTCCTAAAGTATTCTTAGAGCCTAATAAGTTAATTAATAGGGGTATTATCAAGAAATTGATTCCCTATTATACAAATAGATATGTAGATTTCCCAGTAGAAGGGACTCAATTCAGCAAAATTGATCCAGAAGACAGAAAAGCAAAAGTCATAGTAGATAATTTTGATAAGTTCTTTATAGAACCTATTAAACCTTCACCATCTACTTGCTCTAATGATGCATTGAATAAATGCCTTATTGACAATATTGATGACATAATGATGCTGATATGACATTAGATGAATACTTTGGAGATTGGATGAAAGTAATTAATAGAACAGAGCTTAATAATATAATAGTTAAGATTGGGCAAGAATATAGAAGAAAACCTATATGTCCTACTCAATCTGATGTGTTTAAAGCTTTTAGATTATGTCCATTAAAAGACCTTAAAATAGTTATGCTTTTCCAAGATCCATACCCTCAAAAAGGTGTGGCTACAGGAATTGCTTTAGCAAATAATAGTAAAATATTAGAGTCTAACTTATCCTCTTCCTTAAAAATTATTAAAGAAGCTGTTATAAATTTTGAAGTTCCACATTATTGTATTACCTTTGACCAAACTTTAGAAAGTTGGACTAAACAAGGAATATTAATGCTCAATTCAGCTCTTACTGTAGAAATGAATAGAGCAGGTTCCCATGTAATGTTGTGGAGACCTTTCATATCTAAACTCTTAAATAATCTGTCTAACTATGACACAGGGATAGTATATGTATTATTTGGTAGACAAGCTCAAACTTTTAAACCTTATATTAATAACAAGTTTAACTATATTATAAAAATTGAGCATCCTGCATACTTTGCAAGAAATGGTACTAAAATGCCTCATGATTTGTTTATTAATATAAATAATATAGTAAAGGGAATTTATGGAGTACCTATTAAATGGTACGAAGAATATTAATATTAAAAAATTTAAAAAATGGAAAAGATTTATTTTAAAGAAACTGGTAAATAAGTACAGATGGGAGATACTTTAACTGTATCATTTACGATGAAAACTCATCTTTTGGGTGATATTACTGAAATTATTCATATTAAATTAACTGAAGAAACTCTTCCTCAACTTCTTAAAGCTGGTATTATTATTACAAAGCCTACTGTTGATATTCCAATGAACATAGAGTACTATATTAATAAAGCTATAAATAGGCTCGAGTTACCATCTGCTACTGTAACTGCTTGCTTTGCTAGAATAAATAATACTTATCCTGGTGCTTTATTTTCTATTATACTTAAAGAAATAGCTATTGAATTAGATAAAAAATATGAAGATCATATTAGGAATAGCCCTGTAATTTATGGAATTTCTACACTTAATGGTAGTATTTCTCCAATTAATAAAAAGCATATTAAAAATTATAAAGACTTTGCAGCATTTAGGTCTGTAGAAGATGCAAAAATTGCTTGTAAAATTGTAAAAGATACTTTTAAAGATATATTCAAAAATGAATAAAAAAATCAAGAATGCTACTATATGCACTGCTCAAAATATAACCTTTAAAAGTGTATTAGAGAAAACATGTTTTACATATCTTGAAGAACAAGGATTTAACCCTAAATATGAACCTAAGAAATTTACTATTTTCCCTTCTTTTGTTCCTATAACTCCTTTCTATGATAGAGAAACAACTGCACAACAAAAGAAAAGAATTAAATCTATAGGCAAGTATAGTAGTAGAGAACTTAAATTATGTAATAGGCTAATTCAGCCTATTACATATACTCCTGATATATATATAAGATATAATAATTTAGATATTTGGATAGAGTGTAAAGGATTTTCTAATGATGTATTTCCTTATAAAAAGAAAATGTTTAGAAAATTACTTGATGATATATACAATAAAACAGGGCAAAAAAGTATATACTTTGAAATATATACTAAGAAGAATCTTTTACAAGCAATAGATATTATTAAAAATTATGAGCAATAAAAATTTATTAGATAAAATAAAGGAGTTAATACCTTCATTACCTAATAGAGATATTCAATTAGGATACGATTTTTTAAATAAAAGAGATTTTGAGTCTTTAAAAGATTTAATAGATTCTGCTATTTATAAAGTTGAAAAAAATATAAAAAGTAATACTCCTAAAGAAGAATATACAAAGGTTAACCTTGACGAATTAATAGAATTAAAATTAGAAGTAAGTGTGTACTTAAATCAACTATACTATTAAGATGGAGAATAAATCATTATATGATATTTCTTGGAAAATAGATGAAAAAGACTATAGAGCAGATTCAGCACTAAGCTATTCAACTCTTTCAAAATATGAAAGAGAGGGATTTAATAATTTAGATAAGTTATTTGATAAACTTGAAACTCCTTCTCTTACATTTGGTTCAGCAGTAGATTCTATAATTACAGGAGGTAAAGAAGAATTTGATACTAGATTTATGGTAGCAGATTTCCCTAATACTTCAGACTCTATTATACAAATAGTAAAATCTTTATTTAATGAGTTTTCTGTTACTCATAGAACATTAGAATCTATTCCTAATGAAGAAGTTATAGGCTTTGCAAGTAGGTTTAATTATCAAAATAATTGGAAACCTGAGACTAGGGCTAAAGTTATAAAGGAGAAAGGATCTGATTATTATAATTTATTATTTATAGCAGGAGATAGAACTATACTTGATACTAAAACTTATCAAGATGTATGTAATGCAGTAAGAGCATTGAAAGAAAGTGAACCCACTAAGTTCTATTTTGCAGAGAATAATCCATTTGAACCTGATATTGAAAGATTTTATCAGTTAAAGTTTAAAGCTTGTCTTGAAGGAATTGAATATAGATGTATGGCGGATGTAATTATAGTCAATCATAAGGAGAAATGGGTTAAACCTGTAGACCTGAAAACAAGTAGTCATACAGAGTGGGATTTCTATAAGTCATTTGTGGATTGGAGATATGATATTCAAGCCAGACTATATTGGGCTATTATAAGACAGAATATGGATAAGGATGATTATTTTAAGGATTTTGGCTTGCTAAGTTATGACTTTATAGTAGTAAATAGGAAAACATTAACACCATTAGTATGGACTTTTCCAGGTACACAGGCAATAGGTACATTAAAGTTTGGGAAGAATCACCAAATAGAAATGAGAAGTCCTTTCGAGATAGGTAAAGAGCTTTCTCTTTATCTCTCTTCCAGACCAAAAGTTCCTATGGGAATATATAAATATGATATTAATAATATTAATGAATGGCTTAATAAATTATGAGTGGTTGTCATTGTGGTCAAGCAGGTAGTATGTTCTATGATTCTTGCAGTGATTTAAAGTGTAGAGAATCTATAGAATATAGAGAAGATTTAGAAAAACAGAAAAATCTAGAAAGAAAGATGAAATTGAGTTAATAGAGTATAAACTTAAACAAGAAGGAAATATATAATGAAAGTAATAAAAAATGACGGTAATCTAGAAGAATTTAATATCAATAAGATTAAAAGTGCTGTAGAAAGGGCTTTTAAATCTTGTGATAAAAAAATGCCACAATATCTATATAGTATGCTGGATGCTTTATTTAGTACCTTAGAAGGAGATACTATAGGTATTAAAGAAATACAAGACAAAGTTGAAAATATTCTTATGAATGATAATCACTTTGATGCAGCAAAAAGTTATATTATTTATAAGGAAAAGCACAGAAAAACCAGAGAAAATGTTACATATAAATTAAAATTTATAGAAAATTATATTAATAGTGACAATACAGCTAATGCTACAATAGATGATAATTCTAATGTAGCAAATAGAAATATTGCTGTATTAAATTCTGAAATCTATAAAGAGGATAATAAAGAAGTTAATATGAGAATGCTAAGAGATAAAGTAAAAGAACTATATCCAGAATTTAATTATAAACAGATGGATATAGATTTTGATACCATAGCATATCTTCATGATTCTTCTTCACAAATAGGAATGCCATATTGTGTTGCTATCACTATGTACCCATTTCTTATAAATGGTATAAAAGATTTAGGAGGATTAAGTGCTGCTCCAAAGAGTATTAATAGCTTTTGTGGTATGTTTATAAATCTTGTATTTGCTATAGCTTCTCAGTTTAAAGGAGCAGTAGCTACTCCTGGAGTTCTTCTATGTATGGATTATTTTCTTAGAAAAGAATGGGGGGATAATTATTATATTAAACCAGATATAATTATTAGCAGTGAGCATTGCAAGAGACAGCAAACTATTCAAGGACAAATACATCAATACTTTCAGCAGATTGTATACAGTTTAATGCAACCAAGTGGCTCAAGAGGAAATCAAAGTGTATTCTGGAATCTTTCTATATTTGATAAGCCCTTCTTTGATACTATGTATAGTGATTTTTATTTTCCTGATGGCAGCAGACCACAATGGGAATCTCTTAAATGGCTACAAAAAGATTTTCTACACTGGTTCAATCAAGAGAGACTTAAATGTATATTAACTTTTCCTGTAGTTTCTTTATGTCTCATTTACCAAGATAATAAATTTGTAGACGAAGATTTATATGAATTTGCTTGTAAAGAGTATTCAGAAGGTAACTCTTTCTTCACTTATATAAGTGACAGTGCTGATAGTTTAAGTAGTTGCTGCCGTCTATCTTCTAAAATAAGTAAACCTCAATTTAATTTTACTAATGGTCAATTAAGTGAAATGACTGGCAGTAAAAATGTTATTACTCTTAATCTTAATAGAATTGTTCAAGATTGGTATAGAGAAAATGAAATTCAAAAAATACACACTACTGAAGGATTAACTATTACTGCAAGATATGACCCTGAATTTGATGGTATTGCAGAAAATTCTCTTTCTGAATACCTAATTAATATTCTAGAGAGAGTATATAAGTATCAAATAGCATACAATGAATGTTTGAAATATCTTAAAGATAGTAAACTCCTTCCTGTATATGGTGCTGGTTTTATTGATATGAAAAAGCAATACCTTACTATTGGTATTAATGGATTAAATCAAGCAGCAGAGTTTTTAGGAATAAAGTGTAATAAGAATGAGGAATATGAGAAGTTCTGTAATCTTATATTTACCACTATAAAGAAGCAAAATCAATTGCATAAGACTAATGAACTTATGTTTAACACTGAATTTACTCCATGTGAGTCTGCCTCCATTAAACTTTATAACAAAGATAAAAAGGATGGCTATTGGGTTCCAAAAGATACTAATCTTTATGCAAGTTATATCTTTAAGCCTAATGACCCTGATATATCTATCCTTGATAAGATTTATTTACATGGTAGAAATTTCTGTGGAGATAATCTTGATGGAGGAAGCTCAGCACATCTTAATCTAGACTCACATTTATCAACAAAACAGTACAGAAAACTATTAAAATATGCAGCAGAAGTAGGATGTAAATACTTTACATTTAATGTTCCTAATTGTGAATGTGATGATTGTGGATTTATTGCTAAGCAGCCTTTTAAAGAATGTCCTAAATGTGGTAGTACTAATATATCTCTATGGGATAGAGTTATTGGTTACTTAACTAAAATAAAGAATTGGTCAGCAGGAAGGCAAATAGAACAAAAAACTAGAGTATACTCTAATGGCAAAGAGCAGATAAAATAATATAAAAGGCAGTTTTTTAGCTGCCTTTTATACTATAAATATAGGAGAAGATAAATATGGAAAAATATATATTAGTACAATGGCCTAAATCTCAAAAATTAATGGAACACAGAAGATTTAATGAGTGTTTACTTGTTCAAGATATTGATGGGCAGGATGAGGTAGGAAATAGTGATTATATGTGTCCAGAAGATTTATATGAGAAAATCTTTAATACAGACAATATTGAATCTAAAAGAACAGATGAAGATGCTTAAATATGTAGATACATTGGTAAGTTTTAGTGAAGTTCCTGATGAAATTACTCTCTGCATAAATATAAGTAATTGCCCTTGTCATTGTAAAGGGTGCCATAGTGCTTATTTAGCTGAAGATATTGGAGAAGAGTTAAATATTGATTCACTTCATAATCTTATATCCAGTAATAAAGGTATTACATGTGTATCCTTTATGGGAGGAGATAGTAATCCAAAGGAGATTGACCACTTAGCTAGTATAGTAAGAGAATATTATAATTTAAAGACAGCTTGGTATAGTGGCATTCAAGCATTAAGTAAGGATATACACATTTGGAACTTCTCATATATTAAGCTAGGCCCTTATATAGAAGAAATGGGTCCACTTACTAGTAAAACTACTAATCAAAGAATGTATAAAGTAGTTTATAATCATTATGATGATGGAACTGCTGGATATGAACTAAATGATATAACTTATAAATTTCATGGAAGGAAAGACTAAAATAACTTTACAAATAGGAGATAGTACAGTAACTTGGGAAAATAATTATACTGATAATACTTTAGAGGATTTATATAATGCTTTTGAAGGTTTATTAGTTACACATACATATTCTCAAGATAGTATTAGGAGATTTTTAATAGAAAAAAGTGAAGAATTAAATGAAATTTTTTATAAAGATGAAACTGAAGATTAAAGTAAAAGTATTAACTAATGGGTGTATGCCTCAGTTAAGTGAAAATGGAGATTGGATTGACTTGAAGTCTGCTAAAGATGTGGAAATTCAAGCACCTCAGGCAGGTGTTCAATATCAGAAGAATAATGAAAAATATAGGGATGTCGTTATTCCTGTAACCTATATTCCTCTTGGAGTAGCAATAGAATTACCTAAAGGATTTGAAGCTATCATTGCCTCAAGGAGTAGTAGTCCTAAAAAGCTAAGAATCTTTATTCCTAATGGAAAAGGGATTGTAGACAATGTTTATAACGGCAATGATGACCAATGGCATTATATAGCTTCTCCTATGGAAACTGTATCTATTAAAAAGGGAGACAGAATTTGTCAATTTAGAATACAACTTAGTCAGAAAGCTACTATGTGGCAGAAGATTAAATGGCTATTAAGCTCGGGTATTGAACTTGTAGAAGTAGATAATTTAAGTAATGAAAATAGAGGAGGATTTGGAAGTACTGGGGTAAAATAAAAATAGAAAGTAAAATAAAAATATGGAATATATTATATCAATATGTGTTGTATTAATAATTATAGGAGTAGGGTATTATATGTACCCCTCCTACGATAAGATTTCTTTTAAGGAGTCTCTAGATTTGACTTCGTTACCTATTATTGTATTTGAAAATAACGGTAGAAAAATTAATTTTTTACTTGATACAGGAGCTAGTAAATCCATAATAAACAGCAGTGAACTTTCTACTTGTAAATATGAATCATTAAAAGATACAAGTACTCTTACAGGAATAGATGGTATTCCTAGAAAAACTGAATATGTTAAGTTAGCACTATCTTATAATGGTAAAGAGTATGTAGATAAGTTTCAAAAAACAGATATGACTGCTGCATTTGCCCCCGTTAAAAAGGCTACTGGAGTAAATATACATGGTATTTTAGGGACATCCTTCTTTAATAAGTATAAATATGTATTAGATTTTAATAAACTAATAGCTTATTCTAGTAAATAATGAAAGATATTATAAAACTAAAATCTAGATATGGTACTGTAACCTATCTTAAGAAAATACATGGGCCTAATAAATCAAAGACTTATATACTTGAAACTAGTGTATCTTCATTAAGAGTTGGTAATGTAAATAATGGTAATAAGTTTATTGATCCATCAGGAGGTCCAATGATTGTAGTAGGATATAAACTTGAAGAGGCCAATGCAGTTGTCAAGTCTATAGAGTTTATTGAAAAATATGGATGGACTATAACATTTGAATAATGATATATTTAGTTACTAAAAATTGTGAATTATACGAAAATAGTGATTATAAAATAATAGAGGTAGACGAAAGTCTATCCCTATTATCTTCTTATAATATACTTCAAGCAGATAGTGAAACATCTGGAAGAGACCCTCATATTTGTAAATTACTATTATTTCAATTAGGAAGTCCTGATAAAGAAATTCAAGTAGTTATTGATTGTACTACAATAGATATTAGAAAATATAAGGATATACTTGAATCTAAAGGCTTAATATTTCAAAATGCTAAATTTGATTTACAGTTTTTATATAATTATGGTATTATTCCTTTAAAAATATATGATACTATGATTGTAGAACAGTTATTATATTTAGGCTATCTTCCTGAATATAAAGACCCTATAAATGGTATATCTTATGGACTTAAAGATATAGCATATAGAAGGTTAAATCAATATATTGATAAAACTATAAGAGGGCAAATACAATGGAGGGGTATAGATAATTCTGTGATACTTTATGCTGCAAATGATATAGTGTATCTTTATGATATAATGAAAAGCCAAATAAAAGATTGTACTAAAAAGGAATGCATAAAAGCAGCTAGATTAGAATGTGAATTTGTACCTGTAATGGCTTATCTTGAATGGTGTGGTATTCATTTAGATGAAAATAAGTGGAAATCTAAAATGAAAAAGGACAAAGAAAATCTAAATAAATCTGTAGAAGATTTAAATAATTTTGTTTGTTCTAATCCAGATTTAAAAGAATTTACTTATATAAATACTCAGGGAGATTTATTTTCAGGATTTGACACTACTCCTAAATGCACTATTAATTGGGCTTCTTCAAGTCAAGTAATTCCTTTATTAAAGAAATTGGGTTTTAATACTACTATTGAAGATAAAAAGACTGGAGAAGATAAAGATAGTGCTATGGAAAAAGTATTAAAGAAACAAAAAGGTATTAATGATGAATTTTTAAGACTTTATTTAGGTAAGGGAAATGAAGAAGATGAAGATTACTATGCAGGATATAATGGGTCTGCAAAAGTAGTTACTTCCTTTGGACAAAATCATCTTAATGCTATTAATCCATACACTAATAGAATACATACTCAATATTGGCAATTAGGATGTGATACTGGAAGAATGTCTTGTGGTAGTAAAGATAATAATAATGATTTAGCTAAATTAAAAAAGTTACCTATAAATCCATCAAATAAGCAGAAAAAAGAAGGAAAAGCCTGCCCTTATCCTAATATGCAACAACTTCCTAGTGATAAAGTAACTAGAGCATGTTTTACTGCTATGAAAGGTAATAAATGGTGTAGTTGTGATTACAGTGCTATTGAAAGTAGATTAGGTGCTGATATATACCAAGAAAAGTCTATGATTAATGAGTTCTTACATGGTAGCGGAGATATACACTCTTTATGCGCTTATATGGTATATACTGATATAATACCTAGAGATACTCCTATTAAAGATATTAATAAATTATATCCTCACCAAAGAAAAGAAGTAAAAAGCATTGAGTTCTCCCAACAGTTTGGTGGAAGTGAGTATGCAATTCAAAATGCTATGGGATGTACTCTTGAAAAAGCTAAAGCTTTTAAGGAAGCCTATTCTAAAGGTTTTCCTGGAATAGCTAAATATAAGGAAAAAGCATCAAAAATAGTAAGAAATAAGGGTTATATACTATTATGTCCTATTACAGGGCACAAAACTTATTGGACAGGATTTAATAAATGGAAAGAAGTTCAATCTTCATATACTCAATCTTTTTGGGATGAATATAGAAATATTCATAAATCTAATAAAGATGATATATATAAAGAAGTAAAAAAACACTTTCAAGAAGTATCAAAATTTGATAGAAAATCTCTCAATTCACCAACGCAAGGCACAGGAGCTATAATACTAAAAGATAGTCAAATAAAAATATTTAATTGGGTAGTAAATAATGGATATTTTGGAAAATGTTTATTATGTAATTTAACTCATGATGAATGTAATTGGGAGTATCCAGAAGAGTTAGAAATCTTTCCTAATATAGTAAGTAAAACTATGGAAGAGTCTGCTAGAATATATTGTAAGTCATTACCTGTACCAGCAGAAGTTTCTATAGGAGATTTTTGGATTCACTAAAATAAATAATTATGGAAGAAAAAAATAATAATGTAAATCATCCTCCTCACTATACTCAGGGAAATATTGAGTGTATTGATGCTATGCAGGCTGCTTATGGTATAGAAGCAGTAATTCACTTTTGTATGTGTAATGCCTTTAAATATCAATGGCGTTTTAGATTAAAAAATAATAGAGAGGATATTCTTAAATGTCAGTGGTATCAAAATAAAATGATAGAGTTGGAAAATAAATTAAATCAAAAAGAAGTATGACATTTATAATTCATTTTAAAGATAAACCTAGAGAAACCTATAGTAATAGGTATGATGAGGATGTAGAGTATGAAAGAGATGCAGCTTGGGATGATGTTTATGCAAAATTTCCTGATGCTGATTATATTGAATCTTTTTAAATTAAAAAGTATGTCATCAATTAGAGTAAATGTTAAAACAAAAGCTACAGAAACCCTAAAACTATCTAATAAATTTAGGTCATATCTTTTTGAGCAAGAATATGATGAATTAAGTAATTGTACTCCTGCTCAGAAGAAAACCCTTAGAGATGCTTTAGCAGTTTTAGATTTAATAATTAAGAATAGTAAATAATAAAAATGAATAATTATGATTACCCTATAGGTGCAGATAATAAATCTGCACCTTGGAATGAAAAAGAAAATTCTGAGAGGGAAATAGAAGTAACAATAAGTGTAACACTTAGTAAAACTACAAAGATTAAAGTATCTGACTATAAGATTACTAACTCTGGAAAGGATGAAGATGGTGAGTATTTTGAAGAAATAGACTATTCAAACTGTGATCTTGAAGAAGCAGTTAAAGAACAAATTAAATTGCCCCAAGATACATATAAGGATTGGAATATAGATGATTTTGAAATTATAAAAGAATGATTATGAAAGTATTAAAATTTTATTCAGAAACTTGTGGTTCTTGTAAAATATTAGAAAAAAATCTTCAGCTTGCAGATATTCCACATAAATGTATAGATGCTCAGTCTATGAAAAATGAAGCTATTATAGCTAAGTATAATATAATGGCTGTGCCTACTCTTATTTTAATAAATGATAAAGATGAAGTTATAAAAAGGCACAGAGGACTACTAAATGTCCAAGAACTAAAGGAATTTTATAATAATATTAACAATTCTTAGTTAATAAGTATGGAAGAATTAGTAATAATGGATTATTCAACTTTATCCGTTCATTTTTATAAAATAGATCCTAATATTAATATAAATGAAGAATATATAAAAAATTTAGGATATAATACTGATGAATGTAGTTGGATGTTTGGTGAAGATATTAACATCTTTAAACATAAAGGAATATTAAAATAAGAAAGAAGTATATTATGTTTGGAGGACGTTTTGACAATTATCAATGGTATATTGATATTATAGCTAATAGTCTAGAAGATTATATAAATGGCCATTCTATAGATGAAGAAGATATTGAAAGGTATATATATAATCATTGTTTAGAAGATAATGAAAAAGAGTATATACTAAAGAATAAACATACTATTCCTAATAAATACAATTTTAATGAAAATACTATCGAAGAATTTAAAAAAGGATTGGATATATTAAGAAAAGCTTTTATATATACTATAAGAATAGATTGGCTTCTTAGTGGTGATGAGGGAGAAGAATCTTTTCATAAAAGACTAAAAGAAGAGCTGGATAATTTGAAAAATAAGAAAAATGGAACTAATAAAACAAACACTGTTTAAAATAGAAATATGAAATTAATTAAACCATCGTACCAAATAATCAAACCTACAGGTTACACTATAGATGATATATATAAATCTATAGAACTTGTAGGCAGAGTATCTCACAAAAGTGAAGATAAAATAACTGAAAATTCTGCTAAAACTTTTGTTAAAAGAATGATTAAGTTAGGTCATGGTGCTACATTAGAACATGGTACAATATATTTAAGTATTCCTTATAATTTTATTCATAGGATAACTAATATAGGATTATGTAGTAAGTATATAAAAAATCCATACTCTAAATGTTTTATTTATTATGATATTGCAAAAACATCTTTAAATTTTAGAAGTGAGTTTGGCTCTCAAATAACAAAATATCTTGCAGTTACTACTAATCTAAGAGTATTAATAGAAAATAATTGGTTAGATGATTTAAAATATTTATGTGAACCTACAAAATTTCATGAAAAAAGATATACAGTAAAGTTTATATGTGATAGAGCAATAGCTAATGAATTTGTAAGGCACAGAAAATTTAGTTTTTTACAAGAATCTACAAGATATTGTAATTACTCTAAAGATAAGTTTAATAATGAACTTACTTTTATTAAACCTTACTGGATAGAATATCTTGGAGAAATTAATGCAAATACTGAATTATGTTTTTTATCTAATCAGTATAATAGAGAAGATCCTAATTTAAGATTCTTAGCAAGTTTAGCTAATAGTAAACATAATTATTTAGCTCTATTAAATAAAGGGTGGAAATCAGAACAAGCAAGAAATATATTACCTCTCTGCTTAAAGACAGAATTATATATGACTGGTTTTGAAAGTGATTGGGATCAATTTTTCAGATTAAGAACTGCTTCTAATGCTCATCCTCAATCACGAGAATTAACTATTCCTTTAAAAGAAGAATTTATTAAGGAAAGATATATTATTGAATAATATTACTAAGGGAGAATAAGTAAAATACTTGTTCTCCCTTTATTTTTTTTTAATAATATTGTGTATTACAATTAAAATTTTTATCTTTGCAGCAAAAGTAAATAATGTTTTAATAAATAATTAATTTATGGGATTTAAATGCGCGTCTTTAAGTTTAAAAGAACTTGAGACTATAAAGAAAAATTTTAATGCCTCTATTCAAAATAATGAGCAGTTTGAGCGCACTGCTAATAGTGCTTTAAAGAGGATTAAAGAAATGACTAGTATAGGAGATTTAAATGATGCAGAAATTATTACTACAGCTTCTTTAATTCTAACTGAAAATCCAGGAATGTCTATTGAGACACTGCTTAGTCCTTCAAATGCTGATATTTTAAATAGAGGGATTGCTGCACAGAGAAACAAGAAATCAGAAGAACTTGAAGCTTTTAATAATCCTATGATTAGTAATGCTGCTGTTAAAGTTCTTAAGCCTACTACTAGAATAACTAAAGAAACGGTACGTTCACAACCTAGAACATTATTTGTTATAGGTGAGAATATTCAGGCTTATAATATTGTAGCAAAAGCTCTGGGTAGAACCCCTATAACAGTTTCTGGAGTAGAGGAAATTACGGACAAGGAGCAGCAAAGAACTCTTACTCATATTACTAGTAGTAATACTCAAGCTGTTATACGTACTAATACTAATGGAGACTTTAATCCTAATGTAATTGGTTTACCTGTGAAGCCTACAGCTTTTAAAAATGGCAAATTTACAAATGAAGATGAGGACCAATTTCAAGAAAGCCAGGAAGGGGAATTCATAGCGGCCATTAATCAATTTTGTGATGAAGTTCTTAAATTATTAAGTACTGAAGATTTTGATAAAGTCGTATTTCCAGCAGAGTTTGCTTCTTCATTAGCAAGATTAAGAAAACCATTAGCTGATAAAATGGTAGAAATTCTTAATAATAAGTTAGGTATACAATCTCAAGCTATTAGAATATTTCCTAAAGGCAGCCAAAACTGGAAAGGAGAATGGTATAAAATAGAAATTTCTCAAAAACAAGTTAATAAAAAATCTTCTAATAAATCTAAATCTAATAGTAATACTAAAAATAAGGAACAGAAAGAAGCTTTAAAAAGCCTTGAAGCTGAAAGACCTATTTTATCTGCAGATATAACAGAAATAAAGGAGGAAGATTTGAACATTCTTTCTAAAGTTCTTCCTGATATAGAAGAAAGAAAAGCTAGAGTAGATTTTATTAACACTCTATTTTCTGCTAATCTTACTTCTATTATTAATTATTATAAAGCAGAATTAGCTAAAATGTCTCCTGAAGAGAAAGCAGCTAGAGGATTTGACTATCTGGAAAAAGGTCTTACTAAAGGCAGTGTTGCACAGCAGAGGATATTTGCTTTGACTAATATAGAACAAGATGGGCTATCTTTAACAAATTATATATTTAAATCTATTAAAGATACTATGAATACTATAGTAACTTTAATGGAAAATCCTGATGCTATTTTTAATCCTAATGACCCAAAAGAAAACCAAATTACTAATATTGAATTTGTAGTAAATAATATTATTCTTAGAACTACTACTGATGCAGATGGTAATTCTGTTCCTGATGGTTTATTGGCTGTTGAGTTTGATAATCAGGCCTATGATTATGGATGGAATAAAGAGCAAAAAAGGCAGTATGCTTTTCGGAGAGCTAGAATACTAGCAAAAGCATTTAAAGTAATGCTTGATGAAAAGATATTTAAAGCCCTTTTAAAAGATGTAGCATTTGATTTATTATTTAATGAGGGTATTAGATTAGACTTTTCTGGTATTCCTACTCAAACTAGAGAAGGGGAAGATGATGAAGACCTTAATGAGAGTAATATAGATGCTAATAAAGAGGGCTACATGATAAAATACAGATTACTAAATCCAGATAAAACAATGTCAGTAAGGATGAAGAGTGCTTTTGCTAATTTATATTTAACTAGAGCTAATCCTGATGGTAGTTGGTCTTATGTGTATGATGATTTAGGGCAAAGAATTAGAATGAACCCCTCTTTAGCTTATTATACTATTCTTGAAGAATTTAGTGAAATGACTAAACCTGAAGATTTAGATACTATTATGGAGGATGCGGTAAATACCTATCCTTGGCTTAACTCTATTTATGATAAAGTAGTATTAAATCCTTATAATGCTAATGAGTATGATCCCAATTTTAGAAAAGAGTTTTTTACTACATTTAGAAAGTCAGCAATTCCTTATGGTATGACTACTTTTGATGGTACTTTTACAAGACTGAATATGGATGCTAAAAGTGAGACTTTCTTACACGAGATTACTAAAGCATATGAAGGACGTGAAGTGCTTGGAGATAATTCTATTTATAATGCTGATGGTCAATGTAATGAAAGTAACGTAAAAAAGCTTGCCAATCTTGTAAACTTTAGTGCTAAGTATATTACAGTGGGTAATAAAATAAAAAAGACAGCTAAAACTAATGAAGAACTAAAGAAAGATCATTCTATTGCTTGGGCTTATGATATTCTTACTAATAAAAATAGTAAATATAGAACTTCTAAGAATATTATAGATGCTATTAAGTTATTACAGGGGCTTGATAAAGACCATCCTAAAATTAGTCTTGAAGCTATGCTTAATAACTTAGGAGTAAATACGGCAAATATAAACTTAGGTGGTATTCTTCCTGATGTTTCTGAATTATCAGAAGAGAACACTCTTAACACAGTCTTAAATACAGTAACTGATAAGCATATTAGTAAAATAAGTGCTATTATAGAAGCTGCTAGAGTTATTACTAATCAAAGTGAAGGAGAGACAGGGGGTTTTCATAAAGGTGATGACCTTGTTGCTAAATTTCAGTCTTCTTATTTAAGCATAGGCAATGCTCTAAGTATGGTATCTGAGGCTTATACTTTAGCTACTTTTAGAGCACCTGATGGTACTGACAGATTCACTTATGCTGCTCCTGACTTTATTTCTGACTTTGTGAATAGTGTAACTTCTGAAGATAGAGAAAGTGGAAGTGAATACTTAGAACATAACTATGGTAGATTTGAGTTCTTTAGGGATAAAGAAACTAAAGAGTGGAACAACACTTTACTGGGAATGTTATTTCATCCAAACCCACAAACAGGCAAATATAATGTAAGAGATAACTTTGAATATATTAATATGCTTGCTTTTGGTGGTAATAAGGATGCTAACTCTATTGGACAGGCAAATAAACATACAATGCTTCAAGGATTTATTAGTATGTATTATTCTGCTAATAATGATAGTGATGATAATACTTATGGATGGTATACTGGCCCACTAATATCAGATGTAGATGCTTGTGTAATGTATAAATTGCCTAGATTTACTGGAGCAGGATACCAACAACAGCTTATTACTCTAATTACTAAAGTTCTAGAACAGGAGATAGACAGAGTTAATGCTGTAGATAGTGGAGATAACAATCTACAAATAGAGTTCTATAATGACAGTAAAAGCAATGCAAGAAAGTTTCAATTCTTTCCAGAATTAAATGCAAGAAGGGAAGAGATACTTAATACTCTTGGAGCTATGGCTAGTGATAGTGCTAAAGAATATGCAGAACAAAAGCAGGCTTATTTAGAAAGTATAATAGCTGAATTAATGCAAGAAAAAGTATCTAGATTTCTAAATGAGTTTAGTGAAGAGGAAAAAGGTGTACTTTGGGCATCTATTACTAAGATTGCAAAGAAAAAACAAAGAGATGAAGAAAAATTAGCAGAAATTGAGGGTAGAGAAATTAAAACCTTAGAAGAGATATTTAAAGAAGAGTCTATTCCTAATAGTGAGAAGATAGAGATAGTAAATGAAAAGCTTGAAGAATTCTATTACAATAATTTCTTTATGCATTCTCAATTAATTCAAGTGTTAGGTGGAGACCTTGCTTATTATAAAAATTTTAGAGACTTTATAAAGAGATTTAAGCAGGCTTATGCTTGTGGAGAAAGACTTTATGCTAGAGATGAGAAGGGAGAGCCTATAGTAGAACATTGTATGTACTCTGAGGATTTATATATGGTATCAAATAGTTGGAGCAGCATTAATAAGTTGCTTTCTGCTGATAAAACCATGACTTCTTTAGAAAAATCAATACTTAGAGGAGCTATAAATGCATTTAAAAATATTAATTCTACTGATGGCCAGTCATTTAGAACTATGAAATCTTTCAAAAAGATATTTGAAGCAAGGGGAATGTGGACAGATGCTATGGAAGATGCATATAATCATATTAGAGAAGGTAAGTCTACTCCTGATGATTTTTTGACTCTATGGCACCCAATTAAACCTTTTGTATTTTCTTATGAAGCTAAAATGATTAATGGAAGACTGGAGAAAGTACCTGTACAACATAAGAACTCAGAGTATTTGCTTAATGCTATATATTCGATGCTTAATGTTGCTATGAATAAATCTCCAGAATTACAAGCCATTCATCAATTTATGGAGGATAATGATATTGATGTACTGCACTTCCATTCAGTAGTAAAGGAGGGTTTTTTTGGTGCTGTTGATATTAACCATGATGAAAAAGCATTTAAGGAAGATTTCCCTAATAAGTCTTACAAAGAATACCTTGAACAACAATTAGAATTACTTAAAACAGGTAAAATATCCCAAGAACAATATAATAAATCTATTTCTAAATATAGATTTAAGAATAAAGAGGCAGCATATAAAGCACTTCAAGAGCAAATGGGATCAAAAGATAATGAGGGTAATATAATTAAAGGGGAGGGCAATGCAATTAAGTTGGATGAAAATATGGACCATGTTATTCCACTTGATGATTATTTAATTGTACAACCTTCTGATGACCATTTAGTTGATCATGAAGCTCTGTTTGGCTCTCAGTTAAGAAATATTATACCTGCTGATTTACCAGACGATTTTACTCTTACTATTAATGGACAGACTTTAAATAGAGAAGAGGCTGTTCAGTACTATAATACTATTATTGCAGACCAGTTATTAGACTCTTTTTCTAAGGTAGATAGGGAATTTTCTAACATAGAAAAACTACAAAAAGCCCTATTAGCTAAAATGGAGAATAATCCTAAGTATGGTCCCGATGTAAAGCAGGCATTAGAGTTAAATGAAGATAAGACAGCATTTAAAATGCCATTTAATAGCCCTAACTTAACTAATAAGATTGAAGAGCTTATATTAAGCACTTTTAAAAATGCTATACAAAAACAAACTATTGATGGGGGAAATGTAGTTCTTGTATCTAATTATGGACTAAGTGATGAATTACATGTACAATGGAAAAATGCAAAAACTGGAAAGCTAATTACATCTAAAAAAGATCTGGAAAATACACCAAAGGAAGATTTAGCGGTTGATCATATACCTTGCTATCTTCCCTATACTAAAAAAGATATGTTAAAGGACTTTTTAGTAGAACAGCCTGATGGTACTTTTATACTTGATTTTAAAAAGATGGAAAGTATATTGGGTGATGAGTCTAAAAAGTTATTAGAAATAATAGGTTATAGAATTCCTACTGAAGATAAATACTCTGCTATGCCTTTAAGAATATATGGGTTTATGCCATCTATTTCAGGTACTACTATAATGCTTCCTTCGGACATTATTACAATGTCTGGTACTGACTTTGATATAGATAAACTCTTCATAATGATTAGAAGTATAAGAAGAGAAACTCATAGAGCAGAATTAAGGCAGGCTTTTTTACAGTGGTTAAATAAAAATAATCCATCAGGAGACGAAAGTTCAGCAGAATTGCTTAAAGGCCTATTGCTAAAGCAACTTAGTGAGGAAACAGATAATAAAGAAATAGAAGAGATTAAAAAAGCTATTGAAGAACTTGAGTCTTCTAAAAATATTAATCTCTCAGAAGTTAAAAAACTACTTAGAAGTAATAAAGGATTAACTGAACAAGAGATAGCTTCTATGGAAGAGCAGAGTGAGCTTTTTAGTAAATTTATGGAAGAAATAGGTTTTAATTATGCTTATAAAAATCCTAAATATATTATTAAAAAGCCTAGAAAATTCTATAAAGATGGAAGGTTAGACCTTAATATGATGTCTAAAAGAGCTTCTAAAGATGAAAGAAATAATATGCTTATTGATGTTATATGGGGTGTTTTAACTTCCCCAGCAGGCTCTAGACTCTCAATGATGCCTGGTTCCTATAATAATGTTAGTCATGGTTCTAGACAACAAAGAATATTACATGATATTAATGCTCTTCAGAAGTTTTTATCAGATACAAAAATTCAAAAGAAATTACAGGATATTACAGGAAATAAAGATTATAAAGTTACTACGGAAAACCTATGGAAATCTTTAAATCTACTTTCAACGAAGGATTTAGATGCTTTTTATGAAGAAAATGCAACTATTCAAAGTCCTATGGATATTTTAGATTATGTTGATAATCATAGAAATCTTATGGATGGTAATGACCTTATTGGTAGATTTGCTGTGAACTCTAGTAATCACTATAAATTTCAATTCTTAAATCTTAAAATTAAACCACAGTATAGATTTAAAATTAATGGTATAGAAATAAAGAGTATTGACAGTGTTGATTCTCCTATCACTGGAGTTAAAATTGGTAGAATGTGTGCTGAATTTCAGGCTGCTTCTCCTGATAATGGTAAAGACCCTTGTCTAGGAGACTTAGGTGCTAATAGAAAAACTGTATCAAGAATTAGTTTTTTACTAAGAATTGGACTTGATGCACAAAGTATTGGAATAATAAATACTTCTGATAAATTAGTCTCATTAGGTAAAACATTAAGTAAAATGTCTACACTGGGACTAAAAGGTACTAAAATAAATAATTTTGATCTTAATTTTGATAAAATTACTCAATACTTAGCAGACTATACTTTATTAGGAGAGGAAGGATTTTTAAATAAGTATGGTACTGGTGATTTCCAATATATCAAGGATTATGCAGTATGGTTTGATACTATAGAAGGCCTTTCTAGTGAACTTAGTTCTGCCTCTATTATATCTAGAAGTGATAGTATTAATGGTGCCTTGAGTATAAGTATTGCAGAAACTACTCAACAAAGACTCAAAGCTGAGGACTTTATTAAACTTACAAAAAGTCCAGATAAAATGATTGATGGTCTAGAAGAATTAATTGATATTGATTTAGATGCTACTAATACTTCTAAAGAAGAGCTTAGAAATAAAATTCTTGGAAGCAAAATACCTAGACTTCAAGCTTTTTATACTTTAGGGCACAAAAGTGCAAGGTCTTTAGCTAAAAAATGGTTAGTACAAATGAATGATAATGTCTTTAATCTCGTTAAATTGCTTAGAGATGTGACTAAAGGCCCTTTAACTTATAATAGTGATATACCACTATTAAAGAAATTTTATAGTGAATTAACTATGTATATGATGTCTTACGATTCTATATTCTCAACTGATACTAGTGGTAGGACTTTAATGGAAAAGAGAAATTATTACTTACATGATTTCCCTATGAAATTAAAGCAGTATCTTGAAGAAAAAGATAATAATAATGAGTATAAGCATAAGAAAATAAGAAATCTTAATTTTATAAAAAGACTATCTAATTCTAATAGAGAGGGTATTAAATTTAAGAATGTAAATAAAATTACTCTACAATCTAGAAAGCACTATGTTGAGGAGTTAGAGTCATTACTTAATATTGGGCCTGAAGAAGCAGAATTAGCTATGGATTTATTTATGTATGCCTATTATGATAGTGGTTTATCATTTAGACATAATAGCTTTGGTATATTCTTTACAACTGCATTTATGAGAGCTATACCTAGATATGTAAATAAATTACAAGAAGCTAATAACAGATTACAATCAGATTCACAATTTGCTATTAATTTTGTATACCAGTTTATGCTTAATCATCCAGATATTATTCCTAAAATACGCAGTAATGACTATACTAAAGTAGATAATAATACTATTAGAATACTTAGACAGGAAGATGGGTATTTTCCAAATAATATAGTGTCTGGTATTGATAGTTTGGGAGAACTTCTTAAAATAGTTAAAGTAGGTACGGATATTTATGTATTAGACAAAGGTAATACTCAAACTTCTTTAATCTATACTAAAATGACTGAAAGAGTTCCAAATGATACTCTTTTCTATGATGCCTCAAAGAGTTTTGAAGAAATAGAATATAGTAAACTACAGGGTAGAGGATATATTACTAATATACCAAAAAAAGATAAAAATAAAAATAGTATGAATAAGAAAAACATAAAGAATAGTGAAGTTCCTAATGATGAAAATGTGTCAAATTATGAAGTACCTAAAGAAAATGTATCTAGCTCTGATGTACCTAAAGAAGATATACTATTAGTTCCTACTGAAGGCACTTTAGGAGAAAATATAACAGATTCTGAAGTACCTAAAGACAATACTCCTAATGATGATGAGATTGCACAGCAGGCGGATGCTGTGGATGCAGTTGAATATACACTTAAAAAATTAGCTGAAGATGTTGAGATGGCACAAGCAGCAGTTTCTAATATGGCTAATTTAAATCAAAATGTTCCTGTAGAAAAGAAAAATGAAAAGGACATAAGTAATTTTGATGATGGACCAACTAACCTTTGTGTATCTAAAGATTAAATTTTATTACTATGAAAAAAGGATGTATTTATACGCCTGAAAGGGGAAGAGAGACATTTATAAAATTATCTAAAACTTTTGGCAGAAAAAGAGCTGTAGAAATATATGGCAAAATTACTGGTTCAGATTTTCAAAGAGTATTTGGTGACTCAGTCTCATTTGATGAGACTGGGGTACCTACCTTTGAAAGTATTATGCAATTAAAAGAGATGCAAGACTTTATAGGCCAGGCTTCAATGGCTGATTATTTAAATAAACAGCAGCCACATGTGGATGATACTCTGGCAAACGTTTCTTTCTTAACTAAGAAAGCAGAAGAATTTAATAATAATAATGAAGATTATATTGCTATAGTAGATTATGATAGTAAAGGAGGCTTAACTTTAGATATACAACCTAGAAACGAAGAAACTATAGCTATAGCATCTAATCAACAAGCTATCCAAAAAATAAATGAAAGAGCTTCTGAGATATTAGCTCCTCTTGGTATTAGCATAGATATGCTTGATAGTTATCAGACATCTGTTGGTAGAGTTGGTCTTACTGAATTTACTAAAAGTAAAAATATTGCTGATGGATTTAGTGTACTTATGGCAGTAGCTAATAATATGGAAGGCAGCAATGCTATATCTGAAGAATTTGCTCACTTTATTATAGGAGTAATGAGAGAAAAGCCTTTAATAGAAAGAAGTATTAACTATTTAAAAGATGAATCTCATGCTAGAGAGGTATTAGGAGAAGAGTTTGATGATGTTTATGAGTATTATGACGGTAATATGGATTTAGTTGCTGAAGAAGCAGCAGGACATATATTTAAACAAGCTCTTCTAGACAGAATAAATAAAACTGATACAGTAAAGTCTACTCTTTTTAAAAGAATGGCTAACTTTATTATAAATCTATTTAAGAGATTAAATCCAGCATACTATCAAGATAGTATTAATAGGATATATAAAGATTATAGTAAATTAGCTGATAAAGTGCTTTCAGGTAAAATTACTATTAAGAAGTCAGATATTCAAAAGGCAAGAAGAGAAGCTTCATTTAATGCATTATCTGAAAGAGGGAAGGTACAAATTAAAATTCTTAAAGATATAATAGAAAGGGCATATAAAAGTGCTGCATTACAAGACAATCTTGATGATATAAATAAAGGGGACATAACTCAAAAAAGTGCTGCAAGAAAATTTGCAGAACAAGTAAAAGATGCTATAACAAGGCATGTAAAAGAAGAAGAAACTATGGCTGCCATAGCTGAATTTCTCACATTAGCTCAAGAAAACATTAATGGATTATTTAACCAAATATCTAATCTTGAAGGTAAAAGTGCTAAGGATAAATTTACTATATTAAGAAATGCTCTTACTACTATACAATCTTATCAAGAGACTATAAATGAACTTGAAGCCACTACATCGGAAGAATATATGTCTGATGAAGCAATAGCAGGGCAACAATTTATAGTGAGTGATATGTCAAATAGTCTTGAAGAGTTTGAAGTGGATAATGAAGAGTTGCCTATAGATACTACAAATAAGAGTGCTTCTGAAATTGCTAATATTATACAAGAAGAATCTAATAAATGGCAATTAAGTGATGATGAAACACATTATCAAAATACAGAAACAGGAGCAAAAAGTACTAGAGTAACTAAAACTATAGAAGCAGATAAAGAAGGTGAAGCTTTTAACCCTAAGGATCCATGGGCAACTCCATCTACTAATATAGGTACTGGCATGGATGAGCTTACTAGAGATTTTTTAGAAAATAAAATTACTAAAGAAGCTGGTGGTAACTATACTATTAATGGGAAACAATTAGATGAAATATATCCTAATGCTACTAGAGAAGCTTTAAATAAATTTGTAAAACAACTTGAGGAATTACGAAATAATCTTACAGCAAAAGGTATTACACTTATTTCAAGAGATATAATTGCTAACGGTACTATAGATACAATAGATGGTACAGGCAAAGTACATACTGTTAATGTTGCTGGTACTTTAGATTTACTTGGGTATGACGCTAATGGTAATTGGTATATCTATGATATGAAGACTCATAGAGGTATTGTAGATAGTAAAAAAGAGAAAAAATGGAGAAGGCAATTAAGTCTTTATAAACAATTTCTTGAAAATAAATATGGCATTAAAGTAAAAGAAATGGGTATCATACCTATTAAAGTAGAATATCCTGTTCCTGAAGGATATGGTAATGGTACTACTAAATACACTGTAAGTAATGAGAGTAATGCTCCTGAATATAGTGGTAGAAGAAATAATCAACTTATAGCTAATGGTTCTGAGTTTAAAGATGCTAATCCTGTTCTGGAAGAAATTAAACCTATAAAGGAGATTGATCTAGATATTCAATATAGGAAATTGGCGAATGACCATACTAATGGTATGGGAGGAGGAAGAGAACTATTAGTTAAAGCTGTTGCCAATACTAGAAAACTTTATGGTGAATTTTGTAAAAATTTTTCAGAAAAAGCAGTACCTGAGTTTTTAGAGTTCCTAAAACCCTTTGTAGGAGAAAATATAATAATAGCTGATGAATCTTGTCCAGGTAAATTTAAAACTGTATCTATAAAAAGTATTATTGAAAGTTCTAAGAGTGACGTTACTTTAATGCAAAGATGGTTTACCTCTATGGCTGATAATCCTGATGCTTTATTACAAATCTTTGATAAAGTAGTAAAGAGACAAAAAGACGAGTCTAGAATTAAAACTATAGAAAAAGCCCAAGAGATTTTAGCTTTAGGTAAACAATATGAAAAACTAGGTATTACATCTTATAATTGGATGTTTGAGGAAGATAAGAAAAACTATATAAATAAGGAATATGACTTAGCGGCTTATAATAAAGCTAAAGAAGCTAAACTAAAAGAACTAGATTCTCAATATGGAGAACGTCCTGCTATAGGAAGCACTGAATGGAAAGAAAAAAATAAAGCTCGTAAAGAGTGGATAAAAGAAAATACTGAAGTAAAGAAAACTAGAATTGGAGGTATAACGTATATTCCACTTATAAGTAAATACCCATCAAAATACAATTCTCTAAATGAAACCCAAAAAGAGTTTTATGATAAGTGGATGAGTCTTAAATTAGAATTAGATAATCTTATAGGTAGTCAGCATACTCATCTTACCAACACTATTAAGATTAGAAAGAGTGGTATTGAAAGACTAAAAGGAGCTATGAGTGGCGAAGCTATTAGTAACTTTATTGAAAGCACTAAAGCTAAAATGATAAAAAGTTTTGATGATGATATTACTTATAAAGATGCTAAAGGTATTAGAGGATTTGATGGTAGGGAAGTTATGAAATTACCCTTATATTATGTATATGGAGGTAAAGGGAATCAAGATGACTTATCTACTGATGTAATAGGCACTCTTATTGCTTATGCTAATATGGCATATAATTATGACGCAATGAATCAAGTAGTTAATCCCCTTGAAATAGGTAGAGAAATAGTTATTAAAAATAGAAAAATAAATGCTACTAAAGGTGATAAACAACTATTTGAAACATTTAGATATGCAGGAAGAACAATTAAAAATCCTATTTATGAAGATACTCAGGCATCAAACTTTAGGAAGGCTATTGATGATTTTTTTGAATCTAAAATATATAACAGGTATTTAAAAGATGCAGGAGAAATTGCAGGTATAGATATTAATAAGGGAGCTAATATATTGCTTAAATTAGGAAGTACTGTTCAATTAGGTTTTAATCTTCTTGCTAATCTAGCTAATGTGGGTACTGGTATAGCTATGCAAAATATAGAAGCTGCTGCTGGTGAGTTTTTTAATGCCAGAGAATTAGCAGCTGCTGATCTTATATTTGCTAAAGAAATGCCTGCATATTTAGGAGATATAGGACAAAGAACTACTAAGAGTAAACTTGCCCTATTTGACCAAATGTTTGATGTAAGACAAAACTTTAAGTCTAAAATAAAGAAAACAAACTTCTTAAATAAAACTATTCTTACTAGAATATTTGGACCTGGAATACAATATATAGGTCAAGATGCTGGAGACCATTGGTTATATAATAGAACTGCAATAGCAATAGCAAAAAGACATAAACTTAAGGACGCTAATGGCAATGAGATTTCTTTATGGGATGCTCTTGAAGAAGTTCCTATTGATGCAAATAATCCAAATGCAGGTAACAAATTAGTTCTAAAAGACGGCGTAACAAATGCAGATGGGAGTAGATTCTCTGTAAAAGATATATCAGAAATAAGTGGGCATATGAGATATGTTAATCAACACTTATTTGGTATATATAATGACGAGGACTCCATAGCTGCAAGAAGAGTGATTTGGGGTAGATTTTTAATGCAATACAGAGATTGGATACCTGCTCAATTTAGATATAGATTTGGTGCTAGAACAAGCAATTTAGAGAAAGGTGGTGGAGTAGAAGGTTACTATAGCACTACTGGAAGGTTTGCTAAACAAATCTATGATGAACTAAAGCATGGAGAAAAAACTATAGGACAAGTATGGAATGACTTAGATGATTATGAGAGAGCCAATGTAAAAAGAGCTGTTGCAGAAGTAACACAGTTAGCAGTAATGACATCTATAGCTTCTTTACTTGGAGGTGAAGATAAAGATAGACCTTGGGCATTAAGAGTTATATCATATTGGGCTGCTAGAGAAAAAACAGAATTAGGTGCTTTGGTGCCATTTATCCAAATGCCTAATGAAATTATTAAAATTGCAAAGTCTCCATTTGCTGCAACTAATGTTATTGATGATATAACAGGTCTTACTGGATTACTTTGGCCCCCTAATTACTTTGATACTATAGAATCAGGTGATTATAAAGACCATAGTACTGCATATAAAGATTTTATGAAATCACCATTAACATTATGGTATAGAACTATAAAGAGAATGACTGAACCTGAAAAATCTGAAAAGTTCTTTAATCAATAAATAAAATAAAAGGGAAGTAGAAATTAATCTACTTCCCTAATTTTTTTTACTTTACTTTTACATACAGTGTAATAAGATTTCTTTTTGATCTGTATTTAATGCTTCATAATCCTTCTCTGTTACTTTTCTTAATGCTAAATATTCTTTCTCTTCTTGAGATAAATTATCATAAGCAACTTTATTAGCTCTATGTACTAATAATTCTTGTTTGAAAGTATCAGCTTTCATAAAAGTACCATTAGCTATAGATTTTTGTTTAATGGCTTCCATTTCTGAAGTTTCCATAAACTTTTCTTTTGTAGTTATAGTTTTTTCTTTTCTAGTAGTCATCCTTCCTCTATAAATACTGTAGAAAAGAGTATCAAGATATTGTTCTCTACCTAATATACCATTAAAAATGTTTTTAAGTTTTCTAAAAATAGCTCTTATTCTACCTAATAGTGATTTATTTGGTTGAGTAATATTCATTCTCTCTTGACCATTCATAAATGCCCTAAAAGATTCTGCTAATTTTTCTTCAAGTTCCAACTCTGAAAGATTTCCCCATTTATTTTTAGCAGCTCTAAACATACTTTTTTTCTCGAAGTCATTAAGTAGGAAATCAACTACATAGTGGAAAGCTTCATGATAAGCAGTACCTATAGGTGCTATATCACTTAAATAAAGAATACCATCCCTAAAGGCACCAAATGCCTCTATAGGATTTCCATCATTATCTATAGCATCAATCATTCCTTCTACTATAACTATTCTATTTTCATCAGCTAATGCAGGGAATAACTGCTTACAGTGCTCTATAGCCTGATTTAATTGGTCTTCAGTGGATATATTTTCTTGTTGTCTTTCTTTTGTTGCCAACATATGCTTAGCAGTTCCTCCAAATTTTCTTCCCTTTCTTCCTTTTCTTCCTACAGAAGTGCCTTCTAGCCCACCACCTCTTGTATTAGGTATAAAAGCTGTAAGTGCTACTTCTGGTGAAGATGATAAATTTACAGTAACTCCCTTTGTAGAATCTTCTAATAACGCTTTTACTTTTTCTATAACTTCAGGGTCTGTAACTATCTCATCGTCTGTTTTTACTACTCCTTCAGCAGTTACAGTATACTCAGTGCCATTAACGGTAATAGTACTAGTACTAGGTTTAGTACCAAAGAGTCTTCTAGGGTCATTTTTAGATGAAGAAGCTTTTCTTTCTTCTTTTTTAGCAGCTTCTTTCTTTTCTATATTAGTTGGTTCATAAGTAAACCAATCATTTATAGTGTGTTGACCCCGTTCTCCTACCATAAGATTAGTGTGTAGATACTTACTCATATTCTTAATATAATCAGTATCTGTTAATTTATTTTTGTCTATATTAGTAGTCAGACCATTAGCTTTAGAGATATATCTAATTGCATTGATAGCATCAGATTTATTTATTACTCCATTCTTGAGCTTAATAGTATAATACATTCTTTTACCTTGAGAGTCAAGATAATTTATAGATATTCTATCAGCTTTACTTAGATCATTTACATCTATAGATTCCTTAGCTATAGTATCATAATATTGGAAATTAATATGAATATCTCTTATAGGTAACCACTTTTGTAGGGCATGAGCATTAGTACCCCAATCAGCAATAGATTCTCCACATTTAACAAGAGCTTCTGCTGCTTGTTGCATATACCAATCTTCATTGCTAAGAGAATTAATAGGTGTAGAATAACATAATGCAGGAATAAGATTTCCATTATTAGCAGGTATCATTACATATATTTGGCCTCCTAATCTACCTTCAGGCTGTCTTACATTATTATCCCTATTAACATTACCTGTAGTAATTTGACCAGTTTTACTATTGACCCAACCAATTATAGGTGTATTACTGCCAAATATTTCACTGACAGTATTCTCTTTACTACTAATAGGTAGAGTGCCCCCCACTAGAGACTCTACTTTAGTCTTTATTGTAGATGCAGTATTATTAATTATAGTATTATATAACTCTCTTTGAGCTTCTACAGTAAGATCCTTTTTATTAGGATCTTTCTTTATAGCCCCATCATAAGCATCAAAGTCCAACTGTGATTTAATAGTGCCTATAACTTGGTCTCCCACTTTCATTACTACTACTGGAACTCCTGCATTTTCTTTTTTTGATAATTCAGCATCTAATTCAAATGTAACTTCATCACCTGGTTTAAGTTGGTGGCTTACATAATTAAATGCCCCCTTAGCTTTTAAGAAATTATGGACAGCAGTAATATATTTCATGAATTCATTCTTATCTACTCCAGCAGGTATTTTATCAGGATGTGCTGTATAATAATCTATAGGACTCATATTATCTACTGCATGTAGATAATATTCAGATATTTGAGGTCTGTTACCATACCCTTTTTTACCTAACTCTATACTACCTGATTGCTTTTTATTATTTTCTGGCTTCCATTCTTCCTTTCTAGTCTTCTTATTATGAAGCATAATATCAGTATCTTCTTCTATAGGGGGAGTTAAAGTATTATCATTTGGCGGAGTTAGGTCATTTTCTGCAGGAGGAGTGAAGTCTTGTGGTAATTCATCTCCAGTATTTCCTTCTTTAGGAATTTCTCCCTTTTCTCTTTGTTTTTCTATCTCCTTTTCTATTTCCTTTTGTCTTTTTCTATCAGCTTCCTGTTGCTTTTCTTTCCTTTCAAGAGATGCCGCTATATTTGATAAATTAGTATTAAAAAATTCTGCCAGCTGCTCTTCTGCCTTAGTAAGTAAATCATCTTTTACTCTTTCATCTGTATCATCATCTAAGAGATTATCTGCCATTTCCTGTATAATACCATCATTAAGAGAATCATTTATAGCACTGGCTAATTCTTGAATATTTTCAATATCTTTAGATTCCTTAGCCATAATGCTTTTAGCAATATTCTTTAAATCATCATCCATATCAGACTCATCAATAGCCTCTCCAAGACTAATAATACCATCTCTAAGTTTAAGAGCCTTTTTTAATTTCTCTTTTTGTGCTTCTCCAAGAGAGTTCATGAATTTACTCATACCTCCCATATTATTAATATCACCCTCATTTTCTTCTAAGAATTTTACTATTTCTCCTGTAGAAGCATCCCAATTAAATCTTTCTGCAACAGTTTTAGCTGCTTTATTAGTTATATATGTTTCATTAGCAGCATCTACTTTTGCATGTGCTTGATCTATCTTTTCAGGATTCTTTTTATATTCATTAAGTAATTTATTATATTTACTATAAGCTTCTCCTATCTTAGTTAAGTCATCTAACATTTTCTTAATAGGCGCTTTTTGGTCGGCAGTATAAGTTAAATTTGCATCAATAAATGAACTTATAGAATTTTGTAAATATTTACCTAAAGGCATTTTAATCTTAGAACCATCTTCTTTTTTTAATTCTATTTCTTTATCTGATGCTAAGTATTTGGCAAGTACTATACCATATCTAGCATTTTCTGTACCAGATTCAGCCTCTTTTGCAGACATAGAGGCTATATCTTCTAATACATCTATAATAGTCTGTCCTGCCTTTAAGAAGTTTTTAGTAGCTCTTATATTACCACCATATAATGCCTTTTGTTCTGCTGATAATTTTAATTCATCTGCATAATCCAATAAATTTTCAATAATTTTAATAGACTCTTTAAATTTAGGATTTCTTAAAGCAATATTTATAAAATCTTTAAGATTTCCAGACATAGAGGCTGCTCTTCTTTCCCAATCTTTCATTCTTACCTTATACCAAGTAAGAGTGGTAAGCTGCTCATCAGTATAAACACCTCCAGTAGTATTATCTATTTCATCTTGAGCTTCTGAAATATCATCAATAATTTGATTTATTTTCTTAGCTCTTTTTTGAATATCTGTTTTAATCTCATCAGCAGACATCATGGTAGTCTCATCACCTGCTACCTTAATAAATGGAGATTGGATTATATTAGTAGAATTATTTATTCTGTCGTAAAGATTATCTATTTGCTTCTGTAAATTCTCTATTTTCTTTTCAGCTTCTTGCCTTGCTTTTATAAAAGTATTATATTTTTTAGTAGCATTACTATTTCCGGGACCGCCTAAATCATAAGAAGCTTGAAGTACTTTACTATATGCCTCTTCTCCAAATCTAGTTTCATAATCTTCCCTTGCAGCAGCTAACTGGTTTTCTAATGCTTCTATTTGTTTATTATTTTCATTAATATTCGCATTTAAAGCACTATATTGTTTTTTTGTCATTTCTACTATTTGGTCTATATCTTCCTGCTTAAAAAGCTCTGTATTTGCCAATGCTGCTTTAAGTAGATCTAATCTATTTCCTTTTTTAAAGTACATAATATCTTCAAAAGCAGCAGCAGTTTCAGCATTTTTAAAATCTAATTCTGATTCTTCTGCTACAGCTTTCTCCATCATATCACTGAAATGTGTTTGGGCAACAAGATGCTTGAATCTATTTTGAAAATTAGGGTCTTTAAGAGTTTTAGTAATATGAGCAGCTGTTCTTTCTGCACCTTCTAAGTCTTTAAGTTGGTCTCTTATTTCGGTAAATAAACCCCCTGACATACCAACTAATTTACCTCTACCTAACCATGTTTGATCTGTAGAATTAGCTTTTTTACCAATTGTGGGTGAACCTAAAATACCTGTAATAGCACCTATAAAACCTTCCTCCCATTTATTAGGATCTCCATAAGTACTATCTATACCTTGCCCTATAGAGTTCATTAAACTCAATACCTTTTGCTTAGCTTCAGGATGTACTTGTGCATTATATATATTATCTACATCATCTTGATAATATAAACCTGATGCTAAAGCTGCTGCTCCTTGGGCCATTTCCTCATTGCCCTCTTTAATAGGGCCTTTAAGAATGGCTCTACCATAAGCACCTAATTTACCCCCAGTATAACTTGCTTGTGCTTCTTCTACTAACGCTTTTTCCTCAGCAGATAGTCCTCTATAACCTGTTTTTTCTGCCCTTTGTACTATCTCTTCTAGCCTCTTTAATGCACCCTCATCACCAGCTTTAACAGCTGCTTTAGCATCTGCTAATGCTTGTTTAGTAGCTCTAGTTATTGTTTTAGCTTCATTTCTTGCTGCTCTCCATCCTCCAGCATATAATTTACCAAAAGTAACTACATCTCCTGCCCAAAGAATAGGTAAATTAAATAATAAATCTGCATTACCCATCTTTGTTCTGTCTTCTTCTATTTGTTTATAGGCAGCATCTCTGCCCTTATCTAGTCTATCAATAGTTGATTTTAGTTTAGCATAATCACTATCAAATTTATATTCTTCTTGAGCTTTATTTAGTTCTGTTTGATAAATATCATCAATTCTTTGCTTCTGTGATTTAGCCCAATCATTTGAATTAGATACAGCTTCTATAGTACCTTCTGCTTGAGCATTAAAAAAAGAACCAATTAAACTTTTGGTAGCTCTAGTAGCATTACTACTTTCCATAGCTAGAGCACCTTTGGCCATTAACAGTCTAGCTACTTTTCCCTCTTTACCACCTTTTATTGCTTGACCTAATCCTTTAAACATGGCTTGAGTTTTATTTGAAGCTCCTAATGTTTCAGCAGCAGATCCTAGTCCTTTTAGAGCACCTAAATATTTAGCAGTAAGAGAAATTCCTTTAGTATATAATCCTCCACTATAAGCAGCTCCTACCATAAATCCTAAGTTCTTTACAAACTTATCAAATAGAGTATTAGCACTAAAAAACGCATCTGCACTCCATGGATTTTCTTGCTGAAATTGTGTATAATAATTAGGAAGTTCTTTTTCTGCTACTTCGTTAATTTTAGCCATTGCTTGAGTTACAGGATTATCCCATATACCTGACCATCTACCTTCAGATACAGCTGTATATACACCATCAAGAAGTCCTGCAGTACCATCTACAAATGTAGTACCTGCAAGTATACCCCCTTTAATAATACCAGCAGCAGCCTGTGCATACCAAGGCTGATTTTCTGCTCTTATATCTTTATAATGCTGCAATCTATAAAGATTATAAGAATCGGGGTCAAACATAGAAGAACCTATATCTTCTCCCACATTTAATTCTTCTGGAGTATATTCTCTGTCTTGAGTAGCGGCAATACTACTTTGGTATTGCGGCATATAACTAAAGTCAGTATTATTTATAGCATAATCCAATGCTTCAGGAGAAGCACTAAAGCCTGCTTGATTAGCAAGCTGTAGTGCTCTATATCCTAAAGGCCCTGTTTTTCTTGTATCAATTACTTCTGGCTTTGTAGCCTTAGTTGTTGTTGTTTTTTTAGCCATATTTATTATTCCTCTTCTTGTGATTCGCTATTTCCCCACATATCGCCAAATAAAGGAGTTCCTGCTGATTGGAATGTCTGTGCTTGAGCAGTATTAGTTCTAATCATACTAGCCATATTAGAATATATATCTGATACACCACTCTTATACATTTCATTAGCCCAGTTACTACTTGAAGGGTCTTTACCATATATTTGTGTATAAACTTTTTGATTCTTAAATATCTTTTTGATATTTTTGGCATAAGGATCTGAACTCGGAACCTCTATAAAGAAATGCTCAGAACTCTTTTTATCTTTTCCTCTTATTTCTATTACTACTCCAGAGTCTATATTATCATTTGATATGTAAGATATTGCATCATAATCTTTGTCTATTAGTTTAGATTTGTCAAATGTACCAGTCTGTTTATATTTACCTTTAACATAATCTACCACCCTAAACTTGTCACTAGTAGTACCCAAAGCACTTACTAAATTATTTATAGCTTGTGGACTTTGTGAAGAACTTATAGGGTACTGCCAACCTGTAGTTGCAGATATTTTAGTAGGTCTTCCTCCTGTATATTGCGTAAATAAATTACCTATATTACCTGGCTGATACCCGTAAGTTACATTATCCTTTGATCCATATTTAATAAGGGGAGTTTTACCGCCACTTATATTATACATTTCATCAATAGCAGCTGCATATTGTCCCGCCAATCTTAAATTTCCTGATTTGTGGCTAGCATAAATATCACCGCCAGTTATACTATACCCAAATGCTTTTCTAGCACCATATCTTTTACCAAAAGCAACATGTTTATTGATCCATTTATTTGCCTCAGCAGTTTCCATGCTGGCTAATTGCTGCCCCTGTTTTATAGATATACCTAATTCTTTACACTTATTAACAAATTTAATATACTCTTCTCTAGAATGAGGAGTAGCTTTAAGTTGTCCTGTTTTAGGGTCTTTCTTTAAGAACTTTTTATCTATAAAATTATTCAACTCTTTATTTTTATTTATAGCAAATAAATCTATAGGCTTAGTTTCAGCTCCTATTACTTGCATTCTTTTATTATTCTCTCTTGCTATTGCCCTATTCTCAGCTCTTATTTGTGCAGCTTCTTGTGCAGCCATTTTATCTCTCCAGTTATCAAGAGTTTGGTATTGAGTTTCTCCAACTGCACCCCATAAACCTTGTCTAGCATAATCATAGGCTTTGTCAAGTAACTCTTGATTATTCCATCCCTCTATACCACTAGAACTTACTGCATCTTCAACAATTCTTGTAAGTTCTTGTGCTGCCTCAGGATGCCCTTGTATTGCTTTTAATACATCCTCTGTTTTAAACCCTTTCTGCACCAAAGTCTCATAATAAGAATCATGTAATATACTCCTCCATTTTCTAGGATTATCCCTTATTTGTTTAGCCAATGCAGTTGCGGCCTGTGCTACTTGAGCTGTAAGCATCTTTCCCGAGTAAGGATCATATTTTAGTTGAGGATTTCTTATATAGTCATCAAGACTTGTAGTTGCCGCAGTTCTACTAAACATCAGTGTTGGGTCTTGAAGAAGTGCTTGTTGTTGTTGCTCTGCTTGCTTCTGTCTTGCTGCATAAGCTTGCTCTATAGGAGTTATTTCCTTACTATACCTTTCTCTCATATTGAGCATATCTCTTCTACTTGTAGCATTAAGTCCAGCTCTTGCTAATTGGTCTGCTTGATTTTTAAGGTCATTTGCATAAGTCTTATACATCTTATAAGCATAAGGGTCTGTATGCTTATTAGCCATTTCATCCCATATATTAGCTTTAGTTGCCAATTCACTATATTGATTTTCCAGTTCTTGATGAGCTTGTGTAGCCATTAATGCTGGAGCCAACATTTCTTGATAGGAAAAAGGATTGAATCTTGAGTCAATAACTAAAGAATAATTACTCATATATACCTCCTTTTCTCTTAATAGTTAAATATCCACCTTTAGCACTTTTATTTTTAACTTTATAAGGAGTTCCAGCTCCTCCTGTTGAAATTCCATAATATAAAGCTGGGTTTTTGTTAATCCAAGATTTCATTGTCTCTTCTCTACCAATATCTCCAAGAGAATTAAAGAGATTAGAGAAATTAGCACTCAAACTTGCCCCCTTTCTTGCATCAATAGCATCTCTCATTGCCATAGCTTGTGTAATACCTGTTAGCCCCAAGCTTCCTGCTTTCAATGCTGCTTCTTGATTAGCCATTGCGGCCCTGAGTCCCAATTCAGCATTAGTTTGATTAGTACCTCTATTAAATTGCCCTACAGCTTGTCTTTGTGCTAAATTATATTCTTCACCTTGTCTTGCTAATTCTCCTAATTTACTTTGAGCATTATAATCTGCTGCAAGTATAGAATCTAATGCTGCTGCTCTATTACCTGCTGATTTTTCAACTAAAGCTCTTCTTGTAGCACCTGCTTGCCCAGCTAATTTAGTAGAATAATAATCTATATCAAATGGATCATAAGACATATAATCTCCAAGCTTCTCTGCACTTATAGATGTATTTTTACCAATATTTTCAGCATAATTAGATATTGTATCAGCTGAACTATAATCAGGTTTAGTAACTGCTTCTTGAACACTTCCTGTGAATTCACCAAGTGCAGTAACATATCTTAGATTTGTTAAAGGATTAACCTCTTCTTCTTGAGAACTAAAACGTGGAGGTTCATCATACTTAGGTGCTCTTTCTCTTACCTTATACTCAGTAAGCTTTGGTACTTCTCTAATTCTCTTATCCAAATCTGCGAATGTCGGAACCTGTGGTAATGTTGGTAATAAAGCATTACTAAGATCTTTTATAGAAGTCATTTTATCATCAGAAATAGGTTTAGCCAATAAATTAGGCTTTTTTCCTTTACCACTATATAAATTACCTAATAAACCACCTTCAGCATATCTATTATTTCTTCTTTCTTTTTTCTCTCTCATTTCTTCTTGAGCAATAGCCAGTTTATTCATTATATTTTGTAGTCCATTTTGACTAATAGGATCATTAGGCCTTTCTAAACTTTCTTTTTGTGCACTCTTAGCTAAATCAGCAAAAGTATCTCCTGTAAGTTTTAAAGCTTTCTTTAAATTTTTAGGAGCTTTAAATCTATTACTATATACATAGTCTTTATATATCACTTCTCCCTCTTCAACTAAATTAGGAATTCCATTATTATCAACTCCAAATTGCACGCCTTCATACGGATTATTTTCATGAGTATCACCATTATTAATAGTTACAACTCCATTAGACCATACTCCACCATGTGTATATAAAGGACCTCCCATAGAATGCCATTTAGCAGCATTTTTAGCAAAATTTGCTTTCTTTACCATAGCAGGACTATAATTTTCTTTATTTACTAATACTTGAGAGGCAAATTCTTGTACTGATTTACCATGTTTTGTAGCCTCAGAAGTAAATGTTCCTCTTTTACTTGGTTTTATAAATATTCCACCATCCTTAAACCTATTACCAAATGGTGACATTGTTCCTGTATATCTCATAGTAAGTGGTCCTCCATAGGCTGTAAAGTTAGCTAAAGTATCTGCTATTTGATTTTGTTCTAAATTATCTACAGCATTACTGAAATTACCTAAAGCACTATAAATAGCGTTAGCTTGTTCTGCTTGTAATCGTTTATATGTATTTTTAGCTTTATTAGATGCTAATCCATCTCTTCCTATATCTCCTTTACTAAAAGACTGACCAAAAGTAGTATTTCTAAATTGGTCCATAATTGAGGAAGAAGAGGATTGATCTACTTGTAAATTTATAAGTTCTTTATTACCTTTCTCAATCTCATTTATTTTTTCTTTATTAAGTTTGGATCCCATAACACCATTATATAATCCGCCAGCTGCAGATACAGCAGCCCCAAGTACAGGATTTACTGCCCCTACTGCAGAGCCTATAGTACTTATAGTATTTCCTACTCCTGTACTTAAACCATTACTTAGTATACCATTTGCTAATCCACCTACAGCTCCCATAATAGCTGGATTAGAAGCAGCACTTTTAATAGTATTATCTATTCCTTTTAAAATACTAGATTTTTCGCCCGACTTTAGAGTAGCATCAGGTTTTTGATTTGTAGAAAATGGAGTTATATAGTTTACTTGATTTCCATTATCATCAGTATCAGTAAATAAAACATTTTCTGGATTAACAAATTCTGGATTAATAGATACACCATTAGAACCAAATGTTGTATAAATTCCATTAGGATCAACTCCTCCAGTGTCTATTGGTCCAGGTATATCAAACCTATTAATCAATGATTTTCTTTTATTTGAGTATTTTCTACGTACCATGTAACATAAATTTATTATGCAAATATATAAATAAAATTATAGTTATGCAACACTATTACTAAAAAATAATAAGGTAGATAAATATTATATTTACCTACCTTATATAATTATACAAAATATCCTATAACTATATCATGTAAAACTTTCTTATGATTATCAGGAAATTCTTTACCTGCAATAACTCGTCTTCCAGTATTTATAAGTTTAAAGTATGCCCAAGGATTTCTTATTCTAGATTTACCATCATTATCTCTAAAATTATTAATTCTCCATATTCTAAACTTTCTTTTTAAATTAGTAATAGCCCAATTATTATAAGTCCACTGTAATTGATTATTACTTTCTTGATATTCATTCCATACTTTAAGATAGTTAAAAGGTTTTGTAGTATCATCAGTTCTATTTGTAGGATCAAATACATCTGCTCTAAATTCAACAGTATTAAACACTTTATCACTATTAGGTTCTGGATTAGCTACTATAGTTATAGAGTTTTCTTTAATTTTACCAAAAAACTCATTATACCTTCCTTCATGTTGCTGCCAAATATTAGTAGTATTATTTGAATGCTTTATAAAAAATTTATTAGAATCTATATTACAATAATAAGGACTATTTTCATAACTATAAAATGAAGAAAATTCATTTAATAAATCTGAATAAGCCAAACAATACTCTCTGCTTATTATGTATAATTCTTTATCTATATTATTATAGTAAAGAACAAATCCATCAAAATTTTTAGGATTCCAACCTATTGATTTATTTTTATCTAACCAAGACAGAAATCCTTTACTTGCAGCTAAATTCTCTATATTATCATCACTTAATTTATAAATGCCCAATGAATTAATATCTACAAAATATATACTATTATTACCATCACAGATAGCCCACTTATCAGGAAGCCCTATTGATGTGGTAATATAATTATATCCTGTAACAGTTCCTGAATTACCTAATTCTGTAGGAATACCTGAATCAGTAGTAATTATAGCATTTTCATTATACCTAAGTTTTCCTATAGCTCCATTTTGGAAAAAATATAAATTATTATTAGTACTGTATAATTTTTGAATTTCTCCATACAAATTTGATACATCTATACTAGTAGTACTTCTAATTCTAGTCCAATCATCTATATCTGCTGTATTATTTTTAACTGTAGACCAAGCTATAGTATTATTTAATTTATTTGTCTCATTTTTAACAAATCTATAAATAAAGTAGTTATTATCTTGATTATATACTTCATTAAATAAATTAAAGTTAGTTGGAGACATATAATTATTATTAGCTGCCCCTCTATTTCTATCAGTTCTTCCATCAAGATTTATTTGGGATTCTACCATAAATGATAATATCTCTACTACTTTATTTTGGTCTTCTTGAGTAAATGGATAAGTTTTTAAGCAGTCCCATCTAGAAAAATAGGTATCTCCCTCAAGTTGTGTTATATAATCATCAGCTTCCCAAGTTTCATATAAATACTGAATTTCACTCGCTGGAACCCATGATATATTAGGAGTTATATATTTGTGTATATCATTATCTATATTAGGAACTACTCCATATATATCATCATGTGTTGCATTTGGATTATATAATTCTGCTAAATATAAAATTCCTGAATTATTATTTACTAGTAAGGCCCCTTCAACTTGTGGAGCAGAACTAGGTATTTTAAGTGTAATAGTATCTTGATAATAATCATTAGTAGATGTTTGTTTCCACTCTACAAAACCCGCATATGTTTTAGTTGGAGACCAGTAATTCTTACATAGATTATCTAGCCATCTATCAGTAGAAGCACATAAAATAGTCTCATAAGCTACCCTACCAGTAGCTTGAATAACTTTAATAAGTTTATAATATGGCGAAGAATTCTCTACTAAATAATATTTACCTACATTATCTGTAATGCACACATCATTAATATTATCTTTAAAGATAATATCAGTTATTACTCCCTTATAATTATTTGGATTATAATTTAAAGCATAAAGACCTTGCATATTTGCTGTAAAATAATTTCGTTCTTTATCTACAACTTCAAGATAGTTTAAACTTTTAATATGTAAATTGGGGAGTATTATATTTTTGTTATTATTAGTACCTAACTTTAAAACAGCATGACTTGTAGATTTATATTTAATACTTACAGGTTCTGTGCCTATTCTATCATAATTAGTGTCATAAGTTATTGGTAAATTAGAATCTATATTATAGTCTCTTGTTGTAGTATATATATTATATCCTTTAATGTCATTACCATCCTTTTCTATTTTAGGAGATAGTATAGTATCAACATTTCCTTTATACCAATAATTATTATTACCTGAATATATTTTAAGTAAAGCATCTTCAGTACTATTAAACACTGCTATCTTTGAAGAAGTTACATTCCCTTTTGAGTCTAATGTATTCCACAAAGAAGGTCTATTTGTTATATCATGTATTTCACCTATATCATCCCAATATAATTCACTTTCTACATCAGTATTAAAATATTTTGTATACCAAGAGTATCTTAAATTAGAAAAAACTTTTTTACTTAATGTAGCAATTTTAGCCTCATCTTTCTCCAATTTTAGTGAACCTTGATCTCCTAAAGATCCATTTCTATGCCATGGATATGTTACAAAGCATCTTAATACATTTTTACTATCTTCATCAATAAATAGTCCTCCAGAAATTAATCCATTTGCTTTATCTGAAATATTATCATGATTATAATTTCTTTGTATAATTCCCTCTGAATAAGGTTTTCTTGCTGCTCCAGTATACTGAATGTCATAAGAAGTAGTATTAGCAGTAATAGGCACTATTCCTACTATTCTTAAAGCTAACTCTGTATCATTTATATTATTATAAGAATTATCATTAATATCGGGAGAATGTAAAGTTAGAAAGTTACTATCTATTAAATAATTATATTTATTATTCTGTGTATACTGGTCTATATCAAACTTTTCATTAAAAGTTTTAATTATAGGATTTTCAAAAGTAGCATTTTTCCAAGCTTCTTCAGTTATATCTACTACAGTAGTTTCGCCTATATACTGCTTCTGTAAATATCTAATTACATCTGAAGAACTAAAAGCTTGAATTTCTTCTACCATTTGCCCTAAAGCATTTAATACTAAACACTTATATCTTTTAAATGTAGATTCAAAATAAAATTTACAAGAATAAAAAGACGTACTTTGGACGTCATCAGCTGATAAATATGGACTTACTGAGCTAGCACTTTGTATTTCACCTTTAGTGCTATTTGGAAGTCCCACATTATTATTATGAAGGTATTCAAGACTATTATTATTACTACTAGAAGTAGTATCTTGTAAAGGCCTAAAAAACCAAGAAGATTGTGCATAAATATTTCCTTCTGCCCTATCATCTAATTTATAAACAGTTTGAGATAAGACACCTTGACATAATACAGATTTATGATTAACTACTGGAGTAGCTCTTAATGCTCTATATGCTATAAATCCTTTTTTCTTTAGGTCTGTTAAAAAACCTACTGTACTGTCCCCATCATATCCTTCATCTAAAAATCTATATGATAGTATAGGAAGATAAAGCATATTTTGATTAGTAGACTCATCAGAAGCACCTATTATTTTAGGATAATTTACAGTATCAAAATCTGCTATATATAATGGATTAGTCCAACATCCATATTTATCCATTAGTTGTATTCCTAGTCTGTATTTTTCTCCTCCCTTGAAATGCTTTATATAATTATTTGATTTATCTAAATTATTTTTATAAGGATATAATCCTTTACTATCATAATATGGAATCTTTTTATATTCTTCTTTAACAGATATATGATTTTGTATTCCTTTTTGAAGTTCTCTTTCTTCCTTTTCTGATAATATACTATTATATTGGATATTGCCAACAAATAGAGTTTGCATTTTTTGTGCAAGTGTTCCAACAACTAAAGGACTTCTAGTCTTAAATAATATCTCAGTATCACTTAATGCCTCATTATTTCCATTATCTTGTATAATAATTTCCTTATTTACTTCTACATCTGCTACTAAATATGCTGCTACTGTAGAATTTAATGAAGTTCTATGAATAGAATATACTCTTAAATTAGTCCAATTAAATTTTTGGCCTTCATTTATTTTAAAATTTAATACAAAAGAATTAGCGCATTTTTCCTCAGCAGTACCACCCCTTGATTCTGGTGACATATAATATAGGGGAGAATAATATAATATATTACTCTCTTGCATTTTTTTATTATACCCAGTAATAAAGTATTGAATTACTCCAGATGGAAAAACTCCTAATCCTGATTGAATTTTTTTTATTTTAACCTGAAAAGATCCTATTGAACTACTTAAATCTCGTATAAAATCAAAAGTAGTATTATCTGTTATTACTCCAGTAGCTATATTTATTAATCTTAGTTGATTTTTAACATCTGTCCAATATACTTTTTGTATAGATTCTGATTCATAGCTGACTAAAGTTTCTATGGGGTTTTCACTACTAAAATTTAGATTTCCTTCATAGAGCTTTTCAGTAATAGTTTCTTCTTTGTCAAAAGTTACTTTATGTATAAAATCCTTTAGAGTATCATCTTCAGGTTCTTCAATAGTAGTAAATATTATTATTTGATTTTTAATAATACCCATTCCTATAGGTATACCTGGTATATTAATCTCTAATTTTTTAGTACCTTTTTCATTTGTAATTCCAAAAAAAGAAGTATCTTTTGACGGAGACAGTCTTATATTCATATTTTCAAGGGAGTACATAGGATTAAAACTAGATACTACTAAATCTTGTTGCATTCCCCTAATTTTATATGTTATTTGTTTAAGCATATTATTGTAATTTTAAATATTCTTGATTTCCATTATTTCTAAATCCATCATTAAATGAAGTAGTTCTTTGTAATAATGTACACCAACTTCTTTTAAGACTTTCCATTTCTGAAATAGAAGGTATAGTAAATTCTGACTGTAATTGACCTGCTAACCAAGCATATTGTTGCTGAGTACTCTGTAATACAGCAGGAGTAATTTTACCCATATCAAATAAAATGGTAAATACTTCCTTCTTAATATATGCTTCAAGTGTTCTTAAAAATACTGGATTATCAATAAGTAGCGGAAACCCATCCTTATCTATTGGGATTGCTTTATAAGATATTAATACATCTCCTGTCTTGAAGGAAGTAAATAATACTTGTCCTTGTGTCTTAAATGTTAATTCTTGTATCTTTTTATAGCCAGCATCTTCATCATACCTTTCTTTTGGCATAAAATTATCTGTCATACTTCTAAGACATATACCAGTCTTACATTCTTTAATCTGATTAATAGAGATTAAATCGCATGGCAATTTTGCTCTAAAATCTTCTATATGAATCATCTCTTCTTTATCTTGGTATAGCCCAGACATTCCAAAGACGCTGATAAAATCTAAAGTATATTGTACTGCTTGTTCAAGAGTTACATCTTGGAGAAGAGGATGCCTTAGTACTCTACTTAGAGCCTCTCTTATATTTATGTAGTTATATTCTTTTACCATAATTTACATTGTTAAATATGATTTTTTAAGTGAACCTCCTAAAGATTTCTTATTACTTAAATATTCATCTAAATAACTATAATCAATATCATCAAATCTTCCAGCTCTGTCTCTATACATCCAACCTGTATTTAGCTCATTTGGAACAAGTTCTGTATAATTACCGTCTGGAGTAACTGTTATTGAAGGTAATTGATATGCTCCATCATACATGACTTTAGTAGCTCCATTATTATAATATAAATCTGAACCAAGATAATCTAATACTCTATCAGTATTTATTTCATCTCTTATATCATCTAATCCTTGATTAGCTTGTCTGTAAGACATATTAAATATTTTACCATTATTAAGCCATGAATTCGGGCCTAAATCTGGGTAAGTAGGATGATTGGGTGTTTTATAAGTACCACTTTTTCCTTCATCAGGAAAATGTACTTTATCTCCATGTTCTATGAATTCTAGTTGTCTATAAGCTCTCTCTGGGTCATCATTATAATACTTCTGATAGTCATAATCATCTTGACTTAAATCTTGATTATTCCATGCTTTAGATAATCTAATAGAAAAGTCTTTATATGATTTTTTAATAGGGCCTCCTTTAACATATTTATTATATATTCCTCTAATTGTGTCTAAGTTTGTAATACCATTTTCAACCCCTAATTTTATATAAGTAGCTCTATCTGTCATTGATAAATCATTCCAACTCATTTTTATTTAATTTAAAAGCATCTAATTTTCCTTTCTTTATTCTTTGCTTTAATCTCTTCTTCAGTTCTCTATTTACATTAAATTCATAGAAAACTTGATTATTATAGTCTGCTAATTGCTTATTATAGTAGACCTTAAAGATTTCTTTTTCTTCCACTTTAACCAGTGTTTTTTCCTTATAGGCTTCCTCATCTTCATACCATAATTTAAGAGTCCTATCCCAATCTATTGGTAAGTTAGTTTTAACTTTATTACCATCAAAATTAATTCGTGCATTATACTTTCTGAGTTCTATTCTTCCCATTCTATGAGGTAGCTTAATATCTTCTCCCTGTAGTAAACTATCAGCAAGATAGTTATTCACCTTTCTTATAATACTATAGAACTCATGTTCTGTGAGAGATCTTTCTATATCAGCCCATTTTCTTTTTCTTAGAAATTTATAAGCCGAATATACTCCAATTGACCTAGTAACTTTGTGTTTTCTTGGACTACTTAGATGCTGAACCTCGGACTTAAATTCTTCATAAGTCATACTCCACCTCCCAACCTTTAATATTATTTCTCTTATGGTTAAGTACATCTAATATGTGAGCATTAGAGGATACACCAAGAAATTTAGCAAACTTGTAGGAGGAAGAAAACTTTAGCATTTGTCCAGTATTACTATTTGTACAAATTATAGGCTTAGCTTTTTTCCTTAAAGAGATATTTGAACTTATCAAATCTAAATCTTTATTATATTCGTATCTAAATTGGTAATTACCACAAGTCTTTCTCTTCATATTAGCTGCCATGCCAACATTTCTTCTATCCAACCCATAATAAATAGCAGCAGATTTACAAGAGTCAAAAGAGTTAATTAGAATACCATGCAAATTATATACATAAATTTTCTTATTATTAGAATTATCTTTATAAATTTCTACTCTTCTTCCATGTTTTAAATAATATCTTCTCCATAGATAATTTCTACTACAAGCTGCACATTCTACAGCTCTTGTATATTTAGAATGATATTTTATTAAATCGTGGGTTCCTATACCAACATAGAATAATTTATTAGTATCTTTAGTATAATGTAAATATACATAGCAATTTCTAATAATATTATCCCAAACTACTCTTATTTTATTCTCTTCAAGACACATAGTTATTCTAATGCTTTACTTATTTCTGATTTAGTATTTCTTTTAATAAATGTAGCTATATCTGATAAATCATCAGTAGCATCATTATTTGAATCTTTTGGTCTATACTCAGCACCTAATAACTCCTTAACTACAAGCTCAATTATTGATGGTACAAGAGAAGCTTCAACAGGAAACTCTCTATCAAGCACACCACATATTATATTACCATTTTTATCAAGGCATTGTAATTCTGATGCAGCTTGTGGATCTTCAAATATACCTGTTACTTTTACTTTTTCAAGATATAAGTACTGTGGATTAGAAGATTTAAAATAAAGATAATTATCTGGTCCTAGAGAACAATAAATAATATTTTGTAGATACTTATTATATCCTACATACCTCATTCTTTCCCTACTTACATAGGTAATTTCACCTTGATAATAATCAATAGGATATACTCTTGGTGTACCTATTTTCATTAGAAAAGGAATCTTTTCTTTACTTCTTAGATAAGAGCCCCCTTCACAAGGTTCTTCTGCTATAGCAGATACTTCTGTTAAATCTGTACATATTGTTTGATAATTACTTTCAGGTATTTGCTTTTTCACATCTGAATACCTTTGCTTTAAAATAAATGCTCTATACTTTCCTAATAGGAATATTACATGATCCTCTGTATATTGAGCATCGTCACTATTGGCCTTTAGCTCATCAAGACACATATATACAGCTTCTTTATATGTCATAGTAATTTAATTTAAATTAAAAAATAAAAACCTTATGCAAAGATAGAAGAAATTTATCATTTACACAAGGTTATAAATAGATTACTTATAGACTAGCTATTCTAATTATGTTGTTCATAGTAGTTCTCATTATATTATTCTGAGAAATTCTTGAAATTATATTTAGAGTAGCATTGGGTGCACTGTTACAATTTAGTTTAGGATAAGGAATTAAACAAGTAGTACCATATAATTTATATAAAACTTGATTAATAATCTTATAATCCTCATCTGTAATATAATAGCTTAGATTACTATTAATTATTTCGGCTATAAATAATAGAACCAGCAATTTATCTACTTCATTATAGTCTTTATAGCCATATATGGATAAAGCATGAAAATAGTTTTGCAGTCCTAAAAATCCTAATTCTTCTAATTTATCCATTACATTTACAAGAAGTTATAGTATTAGTATCTTTTATATTTCTAAAGTATTTACTCCAAAGATTATTTGTCTCTGTATAATGACAAGTTTTTATACTAAGTTCAAAAGCTTTGAGTCTAAGATATTTATCAATAAAATTTTTTGGAATACTACAGTCATTCAAAATTTCTTTCAAGTGCCCAATCATAGACCTATAAAAATTATTTAGATTAGCAGCCACTCCTAAAGTAATAGGAGAATCTTCTCCACAAGGAGTATCTGGTCCATAAGAACCTTTTGTTACTACATAAATAAAAAATAATGTTTTATCTAGTGGACAATTAAGAGCATTTAAATTAGATGTAGTTAATTGTAATCTTTTTGATTTTACATCATCCCCATTAGAATTAAACACAATAAGAGCTTGGCTACTTGGTCCTCCTTCTGAATAAGTATCTTGAGTATCTATTGCAATATAATCTATATAAACAGTGCTAAAATAAGATTTTGAAGGAACTGAAACATCAATAATCAGGCATTTATCAGTTACTTGAAGCTCATTAAAATTAACCATATCTTAATTATTTTTAAAATAAAAAAGGAGACTTATTAGGTCTCCTTTAACTATATTATTCTGCAGTATCTAAATCAGCTATAGATAGACCTGTTGCAGTATTAATAGCTGATATAATGTTATTAGTAAGTACATTACTAACTGAATTAGTTTCTCCTATCTTTGGTACTACAAGAGTAATTGTCTTTTCAGACTTTTGAATTGACTCATTACTACCAACATAAGCATAGTGAATATCAATTATATTATACTTAATAGTTGGGTCTACAAGATAAGTAGTTGGTATATTATGAGGCCAATTAATATTTCTATAAATATCACCTCTTTCACCCATGCAGAAATACTCAAGGTCTGCAATTTTCTTACCATTGTTAATTATACCAGCAGAATCAGTATCTTTTGCAATGCCCCAAATTCTTTCATCACCATTTACAATAATTGTAGTAGGTTGTACCATAAAATATACTGGAGTTTGCTCCATAACACCAAGTCTCCAAGGCTGTTCAACTTCCTCAATAACAAGTGCAGTATAAGTCTCAGTTAAAGAGCTTTCTTTTGTAGTAGCATCAACAGGAACTGTATCATCGTCAGAATTTACTAAAGCAAACTTAACAAGGGGAACTACTTCTCTACTAAAGTTTTTAACTAATGACATAGCTAATTTTTTGTAAAAATCTGAAGCTGTCATACCTGCATAAGCATGTACCATACCATATTTAAAATACTGATCCTCTTCTGACATTCCTATATACTGTTTGAATGCAATTCTTAGTATATAATCTTGTCCAGATACAGGAACACCTGCATTTATTTCACTATCAAGAGTTACTTTAACTGCTTTTAGCTTATGTGCCATATTATCAGCATCAGTAGCATTAACATGAAGAATACTCTTAATATCAATTAAATCACTTCTCATTAAATTGTCTGCACCTTTATACTCAAAATAAAGATGATTTTTTGCAGTATCAGTTTTTACTGCAATAGAGCCAGCATCATCTGATGCAAGTACATGAGGAGTTTTTAGTGCTTTTGCCACATAAAGCTGCCTTACTTGATTAACTGAATAATTCATTTTAATTTAGTATTAAATTACACAATAATTTTAATCTTTTCCTGCATTTGGAACTCTACTCATGATAGCAAGTTTTACTGCTCTCTCAAGTATAGCCCTATGTATTGCAGGATTTAATTTACATTCTGTTTTTTTACTTTCCTTATTAATTGTCAGATTATCTGTCAAAGTAGTTAATATAATGGGAGTAGGTCTTGAAAGGTATCTAACAAGGTAACTCTCCACATTATATTTTGATATTATCTCTACTACACTATTACTCAAATCAAGACTATTACTCAAATCGAGTCTTAAAGCTCTTCTTTCATTAGTACCTCTAAAAGGATTCTTTCTTATTCTATGATACTCATCTTGAGTAATTGGTATTATAGATATATATTTACCACTCATACATTCTGATTCATCATCCTTTAAATTAACTGCTTCATAGGTTATAAACCATAAGTCAGAAGGTAATTCAAAGAATATTGAATATTTAGACAGTCCTGTATATCCCTCTTTTTTATCAGTAGTTTTATAAGTCTTTACTAGGCTACTTAAGTATCTTCTAATTTCTTCAGTCCTTTCAAAAGAGTCACCAAATGGATTCTTACCATTATACATACCAATAACTATTTCTTCCTGAGCACTAGTGAGAAATACAGATTTCTCATACTCATCAAGTTTAGTAATGTTTGATGTTTTTCCAAATACCTCTATAGTAGAATAACTATTTAGTAAGGTATCAAACTCATTAGAAAATTCTTCGCATGTCATAATTATCTACTTTGTACTACATTACCCATATTTGTCTCACTTTGCTGCCCTAAAGCTATTTGAGAACTTAAGTCTCCTGTATAAACTGCTTTAGCTAATTCTACTGCTCTTTGTAAGATTTCATGATGTATTTCATCATCTAATTCACACTCAGTCTTTTTATATTCACCATCTATAGTGAGATCAGAAGGAAGATCATCTAATATAATAGGATCTGGTCTTTTTAAATATCTTACAAAATATTTAGCAGTTTCCATATTATCATTAGGACCTGCAATTATTTCAACATGCCTAAATCTTGATTCAGGGTCTTCATTATTAGTAGTAGTAATTAATCTCCAAGCTTGATTCTTAATAGGATATTTATAAGGCTTACTCATTTGTCTTGCATACTCTTCAAAACTAATAGGAATAACAGTTAAGAATATGTCTTTCTCATCCCTAGTTACCCTTAAAGACTCATTGAGAATCATCATTGCATCTTTAGGAAATGAAAATCTAGTACTTTTATTATTAAAGTGGTTCCCACTAACCTTATCTGATGCTAATTTAGTTAATTCTATATAGCAAGTTACCTTTGAAAAATCTATTTGCCTTTTACTACTATCGTCAAACCCTTCATTAAACTTATTACCTTTAGGACTAAAATAAGACTTAACTATCTCATATTGAGCTTTTGTTAAAAATACAGACTTCTCATATTCATTTAAACCTGGAGCAGCATTACTCATTATATTATTATATAATATATCAAATTCATTTGAGAATTCCGTTGTTGTCATAATATTATTATTTTAGTTTTGCCTCAAGACTAAATTTTAAATCTTGATGTTTTGGTATATTTAAGTACTTTGCTGCAATATTTAATGTAGGTTCTTCATTAGGCTCACAGAGTGGAGTGTTGTCCTTTCTTAGATATAAATAATTGCCTCTATTAGAAATTAGACCTGCTTCTATAGCTTTCTTAATAAGAACTTTTGTAGAAAGCATTGGGTCAGTAATAACTTTTAAGAATAATTTACTATCAGTCTGTATTAGATTATTAACTTTAGTTTGTAAGAACTCAAGTTTAGCAGTTTGTGATGTTGGTCTACCATCAATAGTTTCAATAATAACTCTTAGTATATCAACATCATTTTCAATCTTACCAAACTCTTTATAGCACATCATTGTAGTGCTCATATTGCTCTTAGCAACTTTAGTTTCTTCCCCTTCAGAAACAATAACAAATTGATAAGTAGCTTTAGGGACATCTTGAAGTGCTTGCAATGATGGTGCAATATAATCCTTATTAGCTAATAGTATCTTATATCTAATATAATCTTCTGGATCAGATAGATTGAAATAGTTATCTTGCTTTGTCAATCTTACCTTATTAATACCATTCTCATTGGAATCATCCCAAAAGTTATCTACTTTCTTATAAATACTTAAAGCATTATATTCAAGTCCCATTATTTCTTCAAGAAAAGCTTTCTCTCTGTCTGTAAGAACATTAACAAACATGCCTGAAGATAATCTTGGTACTACAAAAGTTCTAACTGCACCTTCTGCCATACCTCCTGCTAATACATGTTTAGGATTATTACCCCATATACCTGATAGTTTAGGCACATACTTTACAATAATTCTCTCATTTCTTAAACAGCTAATTAAAGTAGAATTATTTATTTCTATATTCTTTTGTGCCTTTTTTACAATAACATCTTCTTTTGGAATTTCTTGTAAAGGTATTTCCATATTATCTATATCAATATTAGGCATAGTATAACCTACCTTTTCTTCCATTTTTTCTTCTCTTCCATTTTTCTTTTCTGCCATATCTTCTCCTTTAATTTTTTATTTTAAATAAAATAGGGAAAGGAAGATTTTCTTTCCTTCCCCTTTATTTTTAGCCCTGTAAAATTGCAGGAATTAGTGACATAGTTCTAGTTGGGTCAAGAACACAAATTCCAAGTGTAGCTAATCTATGAATAACTGCACTGTCTTCATCAAATGACATATTTGGATTGCCCTTTTGTCCTGTAAACGGATTTCTCAATCCCCATTGATAGCCTCTATACTCATTGTCGCCTTTAATCTTACATTTAAAGATATTAGGTTGGTCCATAGTACCAATGTACATAATATCATATCTGTAAGAGAATGCAACACCGCCATTTGGGTGAAGTATCTTATTTCTTACTGGGTCATCATAGACATTTTGTTATCGCATAGCTTTTTATCTATGCTTCTTACAATTTATTATCTTGTAAGTTCAGCGTACATCATCATCCTTATTAGGATGTAGGACACTCTTGGGAATATTTTATTCTTATTACTAAGTTTCAATTCCTACGCGTTACACTGACTCAAGTACTTTAACTCTTGAGTTTAGCACGGTGTTATCCACATTAAGAGAAATTATTTTATTATAAAGTAAGCTGCCTATTTCTATAATACCTCTATTAAATTCAGCTTTAGGAAAATCTAAATTTAGATGTTTCCAAGTTTTCTTCTGAATTATATTTCTTATAGTTATATGCCCTACTTTATAGAGAGATGCAATTAATTTGATACTAAAGCCGTATTTAAGAAGAATAGGTATTAATCTAACATGGTCTAGAGTTAGAGGAGAAAGCTCTTCCCTATGCTTATATGAATATATTGAGGCGTGCTTCATATTATCATGTTTACTTACCCACTCAAGATTCGTAACTTTATTATTGTACTTATTGCAATCTTTGTGATTTACTTCAGGTAATTTGTAAGGATTAGGAAGAAAAGCTTTAGCAACTAATATATGTGTCTTGATTGTTTTTCTTCCATGTATTCCTCTTAAAGTTACTTGCAAATATCCAGAATTGTCATCATGTTGATGAATAAATTTCTTATAATAATCACTATATATCTTACCTGTATTATAAATCCTATACATAGGATATTCTCTTAATTTTCTATAATCTTCTATCATAGTTTACCTATTAAAACATTATATTAAAAGGACTTCACCGTTTTTGTCCTATTTTTCAAAATACATTACTGTATTAAGCCGCTCTATGAAAATTTAACGGGTCTACATCAATCTTAACTCTAACACCATTAGGAGCTTTATACTCAACAAATTGGAAACCAGCACTTAGTGAGTTTTGATGTAATTTAGATTGAGTTTTTTGAACAGCACTAATAGAACTATTATCAAGAACAAATTGTGTCCAGCCTGATACTGTCTTTAGTACTTCCTTATGGAACTGAATAGCACCTCTTTCACCAGTCTTAATTAAGAAATATCTTTCTCCAAAGTCCAGTTTAGAAGCAGAAAGCTCATATAGAGCATCTTCAAGGAGCTTCAAGCTAAATGTGTTGTAATACATAGTATTAGCAACTTCCATTTGCTCAAACATACCTGCCCCTGTCTTAATAGCATTACCAGACTTACCAAAGTTCATATATTCACCATTAGCATTTCTGTTGCTTCTACCAAATGCTAGAGCATTGTTCTTATACTCAGAGAATTGACACTCAACTTCCCAGTCTACATTATGCATCCATGTTGTAGCAACTGATTTAGTATATCTACCTTCAGTCTCCTTAACAATAGGAATACCTACAGCCAGCTTTTTATTTAACATAGAACCTGGAACTTTGTGTTGAATTCTCACAGTACTCCACTCGTTTCTCATAGAAACAGGACTTGAGAATCTAACATCACCTACAGCTCTACTCAGTTCCTTCTCTACGAATGCAGCTTCTATACTAAATCTTTCTCCAGCAAGGAGTCTTTCTGCAGGAACTCCTTGTGTATTTGCACCCATTAATTCACATTTATATACTGCATTACTTCCCTCCATTCTAGGATTTCCTAAGATTCTAAATTGATAGATTTCATTAAGATTTCCTACGATTATTTCACCATCAGCAAACCAATCCTCAGGGAATACCAAATAGAAAGGAGCAGTGCCTACTCCAACCATACCACTGTCAGCTGTAACAACAGTACCATTTTCATCTCTTGCTTCTATAAGAGGAATGTTTCTTCTTGAAGAACCTATAACATCCCAATAATACTCAGCATCATCCTCAAATTCCTTACATTGTGTTAATCTACTAATATACTTATTAGTAACTCCCTATATCTCTATAGGGTTCAGACTATACCATCACCATTAAAGGTGGACATATTATAGTCGTTGAACCTCCTCATTAATTTATGAGTTTGGCTGCTGATTATCTAATTCTTTCTTTATTTCTAAAAGTAAATGATTAACCTCTTTAGAATATACAATACCTCTAACAATTTTAGAGATATAGCCATTTGTTACTCCTGTAATTCTTTCTACTTCTAAAATACTTTTTTTATATACATAATAATACTTTAAAATATCTTTTATTATAGAAATATTCAGTTTCTTTCTTTTTGGCTTTTTATACTCTGAAGGCTTACCATAATATTCTGTATAAGTAGAAGACCATCTAACTCCTCTGATTATTTCTCCTATAAGTGCATCAGAAACATTATATTTCTTAGCTAAAATGCTTTTATTTTTACAAGTTTCCCAGTCCTTATATATTTGAATAACTTGTTGTTTGGTTAATTTGGCTCTTGGACTATCTTCTTCTACTTTATATAAATTTGTTTCTTTAGCATGTCTATGATTATATTCTGCTGTACACCATTCTAAATTATATATGCTATTATTAGATTTATTACCATCTTTATGGTTTACTTCTGGTAAATTGTAAGGATTAGGAATGAATTGAATAGCTACTATCCTATGAACTTGTAAATTAATAAATTTACCAAGTCTCCTATCCATTAATTTTACTTTGCAATAGCCATGACAGCTTTTATCAAATTTTAATTCTTTATTAGTTAAAGTAGAGAAGATTTTACCACTTTTTGTAATATAGTAATCTTCATATCCTTTAATTTTATAATATTTATCCATAGTTATATAAATTAAACTGAAATAAATACATTTACTTTTAGCAAGAAAGACTCTAAAGAACTTCCAGCAATTTAATGTCTTTTCATTAATAGATTTCTCTATTAAGCCGCTAAGGTATTAACGGGGAATTGATTTAGGAATGTGTCAAGTGTCTTTCCTCTGTAATAAGCCAATAATTGCACCATTAAATTTGTAGCCTTCTGTGGAGCTAACTGAAAGATAGAACCAAGATGGTTCTCTTTTGTTAGACCGCGCCAATGATTGAAGCCTACCATTTGAAACTTACCTAATTTTCCTGCCATTGTAATTATAAATTAAAAAACTAATTCTATTACTTTGATCTTAGACATCTAAGTCCCAACCCTTTCCTATAAAGGATTCAGGATCCTCATCTACTCCACTTACAAACTTTAAATTTCCATCTGAAGTTCTTGTAGTATTATTTAGGGTATGTTCCAGTTCTCTAAGACCTTTTTTTACTTCTTTTCTTACTTTACCTTTTATTAAACCCTCAAGATTTTTAAAGCCATTAGTTAATGTAAAAAGTATCCCAATATTTTTCAGGAAGTCTGTTTTATGCTCCATTTCATATTTTTGAAGTGCTGTAAAGTACTCTCCTGTTTTTGGGTCTTTATATACAGGTCTAGCTATATTATCAAAAATCTTTTGTCTTGTTGATTTATCAATAGCTAAATCCCCAAATATATCCTTATCATTAAGGATTGATGATTTGAGCTTTTCTGCTTGCTCTTTTCTTTCTTGCTCTTCCTGTTCAGCCTCTACCTTTGCCTCATTGATAAGTTCTTTATATTTATCATTGAAAAAGTCTATATTACTTTTTAAAGCCTCTTTTGCATCATCAATATCAGTTCCAGCATTAAAAGACTTTTGTACTTCTCTTGTTGCTCTTTCTTTACTGTAACCTCTATTAATAAAGTCTTGATAAATTAAGTCTTTTCTAAGTTTTTCTCCTTTATCACCCTCATCAGAGATATTTTCTTCATTAATAGAATCAAGAAAATTAATAGTATTTTCATACTTTCTAATCTCTGTAGGCTCAACTCCAACATTAAGAGCTTCATCAATTCTCTTTTGCCTTTCATCAAGGCTAGCTTTAATTTGTTGCTCAACTAAATCTCTGAAATCTTCAGGTTCTTTAATCTTATCAAAGCTATCATTTTCAAGGTCTGGGAAGATACCTTCCTCTTTCAAGGCTTTGGCAATGGAAGAGTAGAAGTTATTGGGAGAAGTGCCGTCCTCTTTAGAAGTAGTACCTTCCTTTTCCTTTGTAATTTCTTTTCCACTACCTACGCTCTCTGGAGTATCAGTAAATAGAGTATCTACATCAACATCCTCAATAGTTTCTTCTTTATTATTATTATTTTGATTGTCTTTATTATCAGAGAGATTCTCTTCATTATTATCAGAAGTAGCTCCCTGTGTTTCATTATCATCTACAAACAGATTTTCTATTTCCTCTGTTTCTAGGATATTATCTAAACTAAGTTCTTCTTCCATATTCTTCTACCTTTACTCTTAAAAAACAGTACAAAGGTAAATAAAGTTCTATATATTTACAATATATTAACTAAATAATTTATTGTATATAAACAAAATCATTTAAATAAGAACAAAAATAAAGGGTAAGAATTAATCTTACCCTTAACTATTAGTGTTCATTCATGTACTTAAACCATTTATATTTATCAACCTGATCATCATCTTTAAACCAATATACTATTGCAGACTCTACAATCTTCTGTTCTATATTATCACCAAACCAGGCTTTAAATAATGAAACATAATTATGATATTGAGAATTTATTGCAATATAAACATCACAAGTAGTTACTGATATTGGCAATATACCTCTATATCTTTCACACACTTCTTTTGCTTTATATATATCAAATTTCTCTCCTACATACTTTCGTCCATTTTCAAGATGGTACATCTTTGATACTAATTCTTTTGCTTCAGTCTCACTTACATGACCATTATTAGTATGACTTATAGAATCTGTAGATTTTGATAAGTATACAGGATCTTCCATTATACTGGCAGATGTCAATTCATGAAACTCATGTATATCCATATCAGAGATTATACCTTTCTTTCTAAGGAATTGTAATAATAATACATCTTCCATATTTTTAGTTTTTAGTGATTAGTGTTTCTTTAAAAGCTTCTAAATCTGTCATATCTAACACCAGTTTTTTATTTGTAAATGGTAAATTAAGTTTAATCTGCCCTCCACCAATTTCTATATCACCTATAAAAGAAGTCTTGAAAGTAAATGGATTTGTAGTCATAACATTTTCTATCATTTCAGCTAATATATTTTCAATATCTATTTTACCCTCATTATTGGCTATTAAATCCAAAATCTTTGTAATTTTATTAAAGTTTTTATCCAATGCTCTAGTTATAAGAGGTTTCATAAAACCTATCATAGGAGTATTTTTAGACATTGTATCAAGCTGTGAAGTTATATAGGCTCTCAGATTATCTGTCAGTTGCATTATAGTCACCATATTATATATTCTCCTTTATAAATTCTTCATAAGAAGTACTAGGATGCTCTTTACTATATTCCTTAAACTTCTTAAATAATTCCATTTCCCTATTAGTATCTTCAATTATTTTAGCCTTTAATTTCTTAACTACTTTTAACTGCTTAGATAATAATTCTTTACCCCTTTCAGTACTTTCAATTTTACCTTTAACAAGATTAAGAAGTTCTAATTGTACTATGGACTGTAATTCATTATATATATCTACATAATCAGCATCTTGTAAAAGTCTATTCTTTTGTTCAGTACTCATAGGAGTAATCTCCGCATCTATTTTATCCCATATTAATTGCTTTTGTTGGGTAGATTGTGATTGCTGCTGAGATTCTTTTATCTGCTTTAGCTTTTGCCTATATGCTTCCATTTTTTGAATTTGTACATCTATGTCATCTAAATTATTAAACATAGATTCTCCACCTAATATGACTTGATTTACTGGATACATAGATTTTACTTTTTGTATGTTAGATATTAAGTATGTCCTAAATTAATAGGACATACCTTAAAAATTAGATAATTCTACCACAAGGAGAGCAACACCCACATAAAGGATTATATGTAGACTCTGTGTGAGTAGTTGTGCCTACAGTAGGTTCTGCTATAGTCTGAGGAACAAATGTACTATTTACATAGTTTACAATTTTGTTATCAGCACAGCATCTTCTCTCTGCTTCAAGGTTAATTCCAGCAGTTGCAGAAGCAGCAACACTATTTATTCTCATATCAAGTACCTTAGCTCTCCATGGTTCAACAGCATCAGCTACAGCCTGCTTAGTCTCTAAAGCACCTATTCTTGCAGAAAGTGTATCAAAGTTATCTCTTTGGTTCTTGTAAAGAGCAAAAGAATCATCAGTAATTCTTTTGTTTACAATATCAAAGCTATCTCTTGTAGATTTATAAAGACCAAAATCTGCATTTACTTGGCTCTTCCAGACACTAAATAATTCACCATTTAAAGTCTGTCTATCATTGAATCTGTTATACTGGTTATTAAGAGCAAGATTATACATATCAGCTTGTTGCTTCAAGTTATCTTCACACTCTTTCTCCCACACACTAAATGCAGTTGGGGCAGCACCATTAGTACCATTAACATCAGCATTTATATTTACATTCTGAGGCATACCATTATATCCACAGCTGTTACCAAAGAGTCCAAAACCTCCTCTATTGAGTGCTAATAGACCAAGTGCAGTACCAGCAATTCCTAATCCAAGCCCTGTACCAGCTACACCCTTTGAAGCATATTCCTTAGTAGGCTCTTTTTCAACTTCTTTTACCTTTTCAATAATTTCCATAACAAGTAATTTTTGAAAAATTAAATTTAATTATTTATCTCTTTTGTAAGCTTACAACGCAAATATATGCCAAATTATTTATGATACCTATCATTACTCATATAACAAAAAACCCTGACTATCTATATGATAATCAGGGTTTTATATACTATATAATTTATAACTCATTACTCATTTTCTTTATATATTCATCTAAGTCTTTCTTATACCATCGAAGTTCCTTAAATCCTATTTCATGTTTTCCTTTAGGTAATTTACCTTCAGCTACATATCTATCAAAAGTAGCTCTACTTATATTAAGATACTCACAGGCTGCATATTTACTTATGCCTTTATCTTTTCTTGTATATTCAGATAATGCCTTAACTATTTCAATAGCATCATTTTCTGATATATTTGAATTACCTGCATCAATATCATCTATTATCTTTATTAGTAGATTTCTTATAACTTCTAACATACAAATAAACTGTTATAAATATAGCTATTCCTGTAAATATGCTATATATACCAAACATTGAATAATTATCTACTGGAATACCTACATATACATCATATACATTTATTAGGTTTATACCTAAAGCATAGTGTATAGGCATTCTATGATATCCACAAAACTTAAATACATAAGATGAAACATATAAAAATAGAAAAAACATTAGGTAAACTATGTAATTAACTAGTGTAGAACATATATCTATATAATCTAATATTGTAGATAAAATATAAAGTGCTGCTATAACAAATGGCAGCACTTTAATAATTACTATCTCTAATTTGTATAAGTTACTTTTTAAGTTTCCCTCCGCAGCCATATCTTCTACTTTTGCTTATACCTGCTTTTACAGTATTAGGTTTTCTTCTCCCTCTAACCATAGTTATTAAATTTTAATTTGTTATTTATTCTTTTTACCCTTACCTTTTCCTTTACAACCACATTTCTTTGCCATAACTATAAAATTTTAATTGTTATTTTTTCACCTTTATCATGCTTGTCTTTAAGGAGTTTATATAGCTCTTTAAAAGTTTCTTTGCTATTTATTACCTGACCCCTAACTTTATTTAATCCCACTAGCAAACATCCAGCTGAATCCTTGTCAGTATTTCCTGCATGTATAAGTATTCCTTCAAACCCCTTTACATTAAGTAGTCTTGGTACTTTGCCATTACATACTTGCTTGTAAAAACTATTAGTACTGTACTTAGGAGAAATTACATTTAATGTAATCTCATAAGTACCCTTTGGAATAGCCGTGATTGATGGCTTCTTTAATTCCAAAATCTTATTTAGATTCATAGAATCATCTAATCCTCTATCAGCATCCTCAAGTACATTACAGAACCACTTACCATCAATAGTAAGATTACTTATTGTGTAGCTCTGTTTTTTCCACTTTCTGTCTACTACTAATTCCATTTTGTTCTTCAAATAAATTAAAAGTTTTCTTTCTCATTTGACAAGCCATGTTCATACATGTATAAGTCATTAAAGTATTTACTTGTTTTCTAAGTTCCTTTAATTCCTCTTCAAGACCCTCATTTCTTTTAATCATCAAATCAAGTCTACTTCTATTATCATCAGAAAGTTTTTTATAAAACTCTAAAGACTCATTCATATTATGAATAATGTTCTCATCAACTTCTGCACTATATTTCTTTCTAGTAAAAAACCAAGAAACCCAAGCAGATACAAATGATGTAATTATACCAAGTATTGCAGTAACTATTACTTCAGAACCCATGATTTTATTAGCATTATTAATTTATAACTAAAAAATAAAATTAATGCTCCTCCCAATATCATAAGAGAGACTTGATAGTCTTTCAATTTATTAACTTCTTTAATTGTTTCTACTTTTTGTATTTTGGGAATAGTATCTATTTTTAGTATGGTATCTCTTACTTCCTTTATTTTATATATAGTTTTATATTTACTACAAAATATAGTATCACCAATTTCTTTTATAAATATACTATCTTTCTCTATAAAAGTATCTACTTTTTCATTAGTAATATACTTAGTTTTTATTGTTTCAATAGGAACTTCTATATATTTTGTTGTAGTACAAGCTATAAAGGAAAGTAATAATAAAAAGATTAATATTAAATTCTTCATATATGTTATATTAATAATATTTAGAAAAGAATGCCCCCTGTATTGCTACAGGGAGCTTATTAGGTAGTATTAACTTCCTAATATTACAGAAATAGTATTAACTTCTTCTGTTAAAAGAGGTAGTAATAACTCCCTCTTGTATATCTTTATTATAATGAAAATATTTTATATTATAGTAGAGTTTCTGACTCTCTACAGCTGCATCATCTTCATTATAAGTTATACAAAGTGTAGGCCTTATATTTGCTCTTATAGGAACTATATTTGTTATAAATTCTTGAGTAGTTAAATCTATTGCTGCTATTCCAAAGATTATATTCGTAGATCCTGATAAATGATAAGGAATAGTAGCCTTACCATTTTGATAAATAAATGAATTATATTTAAGAGATACGTATTTAAATGAACTAGTTCCTCTATAATTATTATATAATCTAAATGTATATCCATTTTGAAATATTATATCTGGAGCACCTTCAAAAGATACTGTGTAACCATCCTGAGTTAATAACCGTATTTTAGATTTATTTGTATATGGATGTGGTTCAATAAAATAACCTCTTATTGCATTATCAATTTGTGTAAAATCTGCTCTAAAATATTCTTCTCCATTTATTAAAGTGAAATTTCTATCAGAATCAATAGGTATACAATTATGGATATGAACTTCACCTTCAGCTATAACCTCTTGTAAAGTATAGTCTTGTCCATAGTTCCACATATTTACTGTTGAGGGATTATATCTGTATATCTTTAAAGGTGTCCACCTTTTATCTTGATAATACATTTTAGGAGTACTATTTAACTTATATTTTTTATCTCTTACTTTAAATAGCATAAAAGCAATATCATGTCCAGAAGATACTGCCTTTTTAGGTAAAAGCAGTTCATAAAAATATTGGATAAATTTACCAGTATCAGCCCATTCTGCTCTAACAGGCTTTAATACTAAAGGATATAATCTTTGAACAAAAATACTATTAATTTTCCTATAAAAATATTGAAGAGTATCTAAATTAATTAACTTCATAATTTAGTATTTAATAAAAATCAACTTCATATATTGTCTTTTTATCTTTAATCATTTCACCTGTTATTTCTGGATTATGTAACTTTGCATACTTATTTAAAGTCATAAATTTATTTTTCCATAATCTTTTTAGATTCCATGAAAAAGATTTTCCTATTATATAATACTCATAATTTAGCCCAATAAATGAATTTTTATAGAAATCATTTCTTATTACTTCCCCAGTTTTCTTTATTGTTGCTATAACAAGACTGTTATCTATACTCTCAACAAGGTCTTTAAATCTTGATATATTAGTTTCATTAGCACCCCGTTCAAGCATTATGCGGATTTTAGGATGGTATGCACCACAAAATCTATTTTTAAATTGTTTTGTGGTGTAAGCATACTCTCCTAATGTAACTAAACCATGAGCAAACCTTATTAAACCTTTTCTATCAAAATATATTCTCCAGTCCTTAAGATATGTACTATTCATGACAAATGGATTGTCTTGACATTTCCACAACCATTTGAACAAATTGAATATACGGTATCTCGGTTGTAGTAAAGTTGCAGTATTATGTAGTAATATCATATATTAATTATTATGCTGCAAATATTGCATCTATTTCAGTATTTGTTGCTATAACAATTCCATCCAATTTAGTCTTGTCGGCTGCCGACATTACACCTGCCTGTGTTGATGTCGCTGCTGATATCGTCCTTTCTTTAGTCACTGGTTGATAACCGTCAGACGACCCACAATGATTTTGTTCAAACTCTAACGTTACTTTCGTCTCTTCATATACAATGCTCGTGTCGCTTAATATATCCGCTGGTAATGTATCTGCTTTACCGTTGTCAATCAACTGCTCTTTCAGCAAGTCAAGTCTTGTCTTGTCTTCCTTACTCATCAAGCCGTCAACACTCGTTGTTACTACACCATAAGTAGTGTCCCTTGCTGCAATCGTTATCTTATCATTAGTTGCATCAGGAGTGATAGTAACATTAGTGCCTGCTACCAATGTCAAAGAGTCTGTCTTGCTGTCAGCGTCAATATTAGTACTGCCAACAGTAACCCTGCTGAAAGCGTTCTGGTTAACCTCTGCACCTGCTGCTATACCTGTAAGTTTGCTCTTATCCTCTTTACTCATCAAACCGTTAGCTGATGTAGTAGCGGCTGAATAAGTAGTATCTTGTGCTGGTATCCCCAATGCTGTAATGTCCGCCTTTGTAACAGCTGCAACACTCGCCACATGCGATTGAGCGTCAGTACTTATCTTGTACAATCCTGCTGCCTTAGATGCTGCACTTCCTGTAGGGTGACTATAAGCATTTGCACCTGCTGCAATACCGTCTAATTTAGTCTTATCAGCAGCACTCATAAGACCATTAGCTGATGGAGTTGCTGCATTATAGGTAGTATTAGTATCTGTCCAAGGCACATTTACATAAGCATTTCCCGAAGAATCAACCTTTACTGCATAATTTTTACCAGCTGTAGTATATCCTGTTTTTATAAAACCAAATTCTGAAGCACTTGATATATTGAAGTGCATTGAGTCAATTGGATTACTACTATCACCTGCATATAGCTTAAAATTTCTATTTGAGCTATCAAATTCAAATGCAAGCGTACTCCAACCTTTGTTAGTTAAAATGTCTAGATCTGTACCATCTTTATGCTGTGGAGCTTCAACTAAACCAGCTGTACTATTTGTAAATGTAGGAATAGTTACTTGAACAGAATCTACACTAGGACCATTAAATTCTACAGTTGGGAAATTAATTGAACCAGAGGTAGTAGCAGTATTAAATACTGGTTTAGTAGTATTTTTAACATATAAAAATTCATAATCTTTAATACTTGTAATAGTATTACCTATATCCGAAACTTTACTTTGTACTCCTGACACAGTTTGCTCTAAAGTTCCTAAACCTTGTTCAAGTAAAAAACCCTTACTTCCTTCATAAGCAGTGCCCGGTGTCTCACCTAATGCTAATGATGCACTTATCTCTACATAAGTTGTACCACCCCATCTGTAAGTCTTATTAGTGCTTGTGTCAACATAAATCTTACCTGTTTCGCCTGTTGTAGGAAATGAAGCTAAATTAGTAAATTCAAGAACATCATCAACATAGCTAGGTAAGTACTTTGAAGGTATTTTACTTGCACTGTCTAAAAAAGGAACAACAGTCTTTAACTTTTCATGGTAGTGTTTAAGCCTACCTAAATTAATTAATTTATCTTCAGTTATTGCCATTTTTTTATTTAAAATAATTTATCAATATCAGTATCTAATGCCATATTTAAATTTAGCATATACTCGCTAAATTCATCTATTGACAGTCTTTTATTTAAATTATTTTGTAAAAACACTATTTCATCTTCAAGTGTCATATGATCAGTTTTAGGAAACTCAGTATCTTTTATATATTCTGAATTTTTCTTTAACCAATCCTTTATATTATTGTAATCATTTTGTGTAAGTAACATGATTAAGAAATAGTTATTTGATGAAAATCAATACCATTATAATTACCATTTACTAAATAAGAAACAGTGTAAAATCCATACTTATAAGCCCTATCAATAAAATAATTACCTATTGGAGAAGATAATATATAAGAGTAATCATAATCACCAGAATAATCTACTTTACTAGTTAAATATAAAGGTAATAAATGTCCAAATTTAGTTAGACGAACCCATATAGCACCGAATAAAGAAGATTCATCATTATCAGGTGTATTACTACTAACTATCTCAAACAATTTATAAAAAATAGAACTCTCAATACCATTAATATTGAAACCTTCTAGGTAAAAATCAGAAAATATTATATTCTTAACATTTTCTTCATCATTCTTTATACTTAGTAATTTAATAACTACACTATATTTTGTTTGGTCCTCACCATTAGTTATAGAGCACTCTATTATAGATTTAGTACCTTGAGTTCCCTCATTGAGTACTCTTGAATAATATGTAGAAGTAGTATCAGTTACTGTTTCTCTGTATAAAGTATATTTAGTCTTTTTATTACTAGAATCTTTAACTGTTATTGTCATTGATAATGGCATATTAGGAGCAGGATAGTTTTTAACATCATGAGACATTATTTTTCCTACATAGCTAATAGTTTCTTGAGTACCATTAATTAGAGCATTAAATTCTTCTTTAGTAATAGTTATGCCTCCAAATACTCTACTATTTACATACCATTTAGGTATAGCACCTGTATCTTCAAAACCTGATGATTGCGGAATTTTAAATAATACATGTTCTTTATTATCATTATCAGTATAAGTATAATGTATTACATGAGTATATCTACAATCAAAGTATGCCTCAGTATCTCCATTATCATAATCCATTAATCTAATATTAGATTTATTGCTTTTTAACTCTAAAGCCTTCTTACCTACATTTGCATCATAATAATGATTAAGTACTTCTACTGTGCCAGAACTTAGTTTAAATCCAGTTTTTGTAGCTTTTATTTGGCAGTCATCTTTTCCCTCTATTAATATACTTTCTTCAGAGTTATCTCCTCCTAATTTAAAATTAGCTATTTTATTCCATATTTTACTACCACCATATGGACTATTAATATATGAATAAGTTTCTAACTTAATTCCATCATCAGGAGAAACAAACATTTCAAATCTCCAATTTGGATTATTTGCAGTTCCACTTCTTAAATACACCTTTTTACCTCTTTCAATATCTAATCCTATTTTATCTGTAATTCCAGGAGCTACTTCAGTGTTACTATCTCCTATATGAAGTGTATTTAAATAATCAAAACTGGAGTCTGTCTCAAAAGTCATAAATGGATTAATCTCTAATCTATTCTGACCTGAAGATTTTCTATAATATCTCAAAAAGTCCTCTTTACCTCCATTACCATCTGGTTTATATATTCTAATACCATTAGGTTTACTTTTTGAATTAAGAGTATAATATTTAGTATAAAGGTCTTGAGTATCTTTTAAAGATGTTATTTTTTTAATAATATCTTCAATATCCTCATCTTGTTCTTCATTTCTGTTTATAGGAGTCCAGCCTTTAGGAGAGTACCACATAAGATTATTACCATATTTTGGATTAAACCAAAGTACAGAAGTATCTACAGGTTCTATTATTGATTTGTATATTTTCATTTTTATTTTTCTGTTTTAGATTTACTTAGTTCTCTTTTTAATTGGTTATCCTCAGAATGCTTTCTTTTTTCAAATTCAAATTTATCTCTATCTAATTTTAACTTAGCATCAAATTCTTTCATTTGTTGCATAAGCTTATCTTTAGCTTCTTGAGAATATTCAGGCTCTTCTATACCATCATTTTCATTGTTTCTACTATAAGCTTGCATTTGTGCAATAAGAATCTTTGTCTCATTATCTCTTTGATTAAGAGCGTCTTCTTGTTGCATTTTAGCTTGCTCTAATTGTACTTTTTGCTCAATTTCTTGCTGTTGTATTTGTGCTTGTTGTTGTTGAGCCTGAGCCTGTCTTTCTTGAATATTTCTTTCATCCTTTTCAACAAGTTTCTGCTTTTCAGCAAGTGAGGATGATCCAAATAACTTCATAATAGTTGAGAATGACAAAGTTTGATTTTGTAGTGCTGCTTGGGCTAAAGTATCAAGTTTTGAATTCAATTCTTGAATACCATTGCTATTATCTACTACAAGACCATAATCAGCTTCTGCAAATTCATCTCCATCTATCTCCATAATCTGCATTGAGTTATCTGATAAGATGTATTGGAACTTCTTACTTCTTCCTCTTAATGCTATCTTAGCTGTTTCTAGAAAACATTCTAAAACTCGTTTTTTAACATCATCATGCTGAACAAATAACCATTCTGTGATATGAGATGATTGTAAAGTTGCTCTTTCTACTCCTCCTACAGTTTCTCTATTACTTATTTGGCCTTCTCTTTGTTTAGTAATACCAGCAACTTCTGCCATTTCCAGTTTAATAAATTCAAGAAGGTTAATATATTGTTGTATCTGATTACCATCAGAAGCAGCAATTACACCAGTAGAAGCATTATTTAATGCTCCAGCAAGTTTTCCTGTAGCTGCTCCTATATTACCTTCATTGAAACTATCTTCTACTGCAACACCTAAAGTTTTTGCATAGTATAACCATTTTTCTACATCCCATCCTTTAGGTTTCTTAGCAAAGTCAAATCTTAATAGTGATCCCCAATTTCTTGCTATTAGCTTATTTAATCTATCATGTATTACATCATATAAATAATTATATGGTTTCATCATATCTACTAAGCTAAATGGTCTATTATCATTAAGGTTATAGATAGAGCCAATAATACCAAAATGACATCTTGAAGGATTGCTTAGTCTATTATATTGAACTACTCTTGGTCTCATATTGACATAAATGTCAGAACCTATCTTAGTTCCTTCCCACGCCTCATTGATATAAAATATTTGCTCTTCTTCACCAGCATCCTTATTTATAATATAATTTTCTGGATAGAAATTATAGTCCTCTTCACCTGTCTCAGGGTTATAAGATTTAACTTTTTTAATTTTTCTTCTTGACTTCCAATATACTTTAAGTACCCTTATATTTCCTGCAACATCATATGGAAGAAGTGAATTATTAACTCCATCATATCCTCCTAATGGATCCCAGAAAAATCCTTCAGTACTTATTTCATCCCCTACCATATAGTTATTTACAAACCCATACCTTTCATCTATATTATCCATAGAGTCGGTTGCAGATTGTCCTACATAACTAGGTAATTTTTCTATATATTCTAAGTCTTTCTTTGTTAGTACATCATAAAAAGTATCTATTACTTTTCCTGGACTCCAATAGTCCTCAATAATTATTATGTCTGCATCTTCAATTCTATTACTATATCCAGACTTAAATATTCTAACTTTAAGAGGATTTAATTTTGTAATAGTAGGTTCTCCTCCTATTATATCACATTGATATATTTCCTCACCACTAACTAAGGCATCATTAAAACCATGATTGAACATTAGAAGTATATTGTACTCTTTAATATAATGATTAAGAAGTGCATTAGCTCTAATTTCTCTCATATCTTGCCATTCATAAGTATAGTAGTCACTTATTCTTTCAAGTTCTTGGTTAGCCTCCTCTTCAGATTGTACAGTATTAGATACCCATTCTTGTAGTTTTTGTAATAACTCTTGCTTCTTATTATTTTCTATTTCTGAAATAGCATTAGGGTTAGTAATTACTACTTTAAAGTCAAAAACTCTTTTACTTTCCTCGCCTTTAAGTACATTTAACTTACTATTCATTATAGGATAGTGCTGAATTCTATCAGGTATAAAACCTGCCTGCAGTTTTTCAGGATTTAGAATCATTTCCAGATCACTCATGTGGAGTTTTCCATTAAGTAGATCATAGTTAATTTTCTTATGTATTACAGACTTTCTAACTAGACTATAATTAAATAAAGTCTTGCTATCTGCCCAATCCATAACTTGCTTTCTCCACTTTTTATTCTTTTTACTAAAAGGTAAGTTTTGAGGAGGCAATTGACAAAATTCACTCATATTTATATTTCTTTTTATATCCTCTCGCCCTCCTAGTTTTTCCTTTAAGCACTTAAGATTATTGGCTTGGAAATATCAGTCTTTCTAGAGGATTCTTTAACTGATTATACTTTATATAATTTTTATAATTCAATTTAATTACTGCGCAAAAATAAATAAAATATTTAACCTGTGCAAGTGTATAAGTAAATTACTAATTAGTAAACATCATTTTTACTAAATTTACTGCCTAAATCTGAAGTCATAGTTTTTTTGAAAGAAACTATCATTTCCTGCGTAATCTTTTGGCTCTTCTTTAGAAGCTTTATTAAGGACTCCATTAAATAATATCATCTTCTCTTCTCTATAAAGCATACCTTGTACTAAGGCCATAATTCTGTCTACATTAATATCAGGATTCCATAATATAAGTTCTTTTAGTAATGCTCTATTCTTAATTCTATAAAGATTAGGTAACTGTATTTCTATTTCATTACCATTAGCATCTTTTTCTATTTTAGTGTATGGTTTTAGTAACCAATCTCTTATGAGTTTATATCCATATACTTTTATAGGTTGAGTAGCATTGACTCCTTTTTGTTTATTTCCATATCCTATATCTTTTATAAGTTGCTTATCTCTAAGATACTCTGGAGTATCTGCTAATAAATACACACAATTATATCTACTAAAATAGGCAAAGAGTCCCTTTTTATTCTGCTCATACATACATCTTGCATTATAAAAAAGTGTAAGTTTTCTTACTATTTCATAGTAATCATCTGCAAACATTGGTCTGCCAGTATACTCAGCTACAATAGTATCTGTCCATAAATCCATACACATTACACTTCCTAAAGACATAGTATTTGAAGTATCATCATCATAAGGGTCTGCAAAAGTTATATATCTACCTTGAGGTACTTCATTATTAGAATTTTTTTCTGGCATACTATATATTTCTAATGCCCCTTTAATTTTATTATCCTTAGTAGGAAATTCTCTAATAGGAGTATCTGTAGTGGATATAAACTCTACTTGTTTATCCTTATTAAATATTAATTCTCCTATATAAGTACTATCATAAAAATTGGGAGAATTGTCTATTTGATTTAATCTTTCTGTAAGTTCTGTGATAGGAAATATAGATCCTGTAGTTCTAACAATAGCTTCTTGAGGAGTTATAGGAACTTCAGAGATAGTTTTAGATATAGCATTAATATCAGTTGAATTATATTTTACTGTATATCTATTTAACAGTATTTCCAATAGAGCTTTAGTTACATTGCTATTACCATTTTTATCATAGCAGCCTTTTCTATTAATATATCCTGGAAAGAAATATACAAAATACTTTCTTCCTTGTCCTTCTTTATCATATATATTAAGTATTTCCTGCATATTATAGCCCAATGGATTATACATAATTTCTTGAGCTGCTGCAAAATCTGAGGAGGAATCACCTGCTGTACCTTGTGCAAATATTAAACCATATACTGCATTACCTTCTTCTACAGAAGGTCTTAAAGTACCATAAAGTCCTAATAGATTAGGAAAGCTACCCCATTCCTCAAGAGCTATAAGGACACCTCTCTTACCTCTAAGTTTAGATTCATCATCTTTAGATGATATACCTAATACTTCATTAAGAGTTCCTTTTCTTGTTCCTGTATCAAGATCTATATATCCCATAGTCCATGACATATCTTGAAGAGATGATTTAAGTCTCTTTGCAGGAAATTGTGTACTTTGAGCACAAAAGTCTATATAAGACTGAAATTTATTTAATATACCATCTTTGGTTAGATACTCTTTTTGATATGCTGTAACTAAGCATTTTACTTCTTTATTAACCTCTTCAGATTCTCCTAATATAAATCTTTTAGCCAACATAGATGCTAGTGAATAAGATTTACCTCGACCTCTGGCTGCTAATTCAGCACCATGATGACCATTATTTCTTGCCTGCTCTATATAATGAAATTTATAATAGTGTCCTTCCCAAAACTCTGGAAAGTCCCACACTCTTTCAGCTTTTCTGCCATCCTTTATTCTAGTTAGAAGTATAGGGCAGTAATTAAGAAAGAAATACATATCTCCTGTAATCCATTCACCATCAGAAGGTCTTATATATCCATGATAACACCTTCTAACCTCCTCTCTTAACCATTTTCCATATTCACTATTTGGGTTAGGATTAGGTCTTAGTTTAGTAATACAGCCATACTTTTGATAATGTATAGCAGTTGGTCTAAAATAATCCATATCCTCAAATATATGAGGTAAAGTTAAATCTACAATAATCTTATTCTCTTTATCTCTAGGTAAATCAGAAGCTTTAGGTAAATTAGGGGAAATGTGACTTTTAATATATGGTACATTATTTATAAAATCAAAGAATTGCTCTTGGACTTCTTTAGGTTGCTGTTCTATCTTAAGTTCCTCCAAAGAGGATTGATATTCATTAAAGTTCATACTATTATCCCATCTTCCATTAATGTTTTACTTTGTCCACCTCTAGCTCTTCCCTGCTCTTCTATTTCCTTAGTAACAGCCTTCTCTGCCTCTGTTAAATCTTTTACTATTTTAGGAATCATAGATGTTATAGATGCTACTGTTTTTACTGCATTTACTTTATCTTTCTCTTCTAAACCTTCCCAATCAATACTTTTAAGAACTTTACGCATATTTTCTATTACTTCTTTTGTGTCTTGAAGAAGTAGGTAAGATGAAGTGATTACATGTTTCTTATATATCTCAATAGCTTCTTGTAATGCCTTATCTATTTTAAAGTTAGATGGTAAACCCTCTTGTATTATAATTTCTTTTAGTCTATCTTTATCATTAGTTATATAATTGTAGCTACTTCTTGGATCAGCATAAAAATATATAACAGATAACAACTGCATAAATTTTTCTTTATTCTTTGTTTTATCAGAATTATATAACTTTCTTATAGGAGCTATAAGAAACGCCTCCTCAGTTGGAGTTATTTGATAATTATTATATTCTATTAAGTGCATAAATATTTTAATTAATTATATTGTATACCTTTATAAGTTCCTTGTATAACTTCTTCATAAAATTTAGAACCAATCCAATCAAATATCATATTACTTAACATGATATTCATTTTTCTATTCATATTCTCTTCTTGACCATCAAGAACCTTTTCAGTATGATTTAATACAATAACTTCATAGGCTTTACCTTTCTTAACAAACCATAAAGTATACTTATATATCTTGTAAGCTTTGAATGAAGAATGTGGCACTATTTCTTTCTGTAATACAAGATGTCCTGTAGTCTTTATGTCTATATCTTTTCTCTTTGTTTCAATATGTAAATTAAGACCTTCTATAATATCTTCTACTTTCATTACTTTTGATATTAATAAAATAATAAAAAAGCCTCAAGCCTTAGTCAAGGCTCAAGGCTAAATATTTAATTTAATATTAATTTCTTTTTTTCAGGTAAGACCAAGTTAGATGCTTTATCTTCAATATCTTCATATTCTTGAATAACATAATCTATATCTTGGTCAAATAGAAGAATACAAATAGTACCATTAACATCAACAAAATTGAAATTGTATGAAACTACAGGATTATCTGATACAATACCATCCTTTAATGAGCCTTCTTGATGTTGTTTTTTTGCATATCTAATAGGATTAATAAGTACTAAATCTCCTTCTTTAATACCTTTTACAGTATCTCCTACTGAGATTACCTTTTGATATTCCTTTAAGGTACCAGCAGTTGCTATTACTACTCCTCCCTGTTTAACATCTTTTTCATACTTATCTGCTGTAACAAGTATTCTGTTAAACATCGGCTTTATTTTTTTAATCTTTAACATTTTTCTCCCTTATTTGTTTTATTAAATTAAATCTTTTTTTGCATCCTATCAATCTATTCCATGTTACACATAATTTTCCAATACTTGGAATATTAAAATTTGTTCTTAGTCTAGAAAATTCTTCTTCACTTATATCTTCCTTTAATGGTAAAGACTGTATAGATTTATTAATAAATAGCCAAAATGCCTTATATGTTTTATCTACAACTTCTTTAGGTAAATTTAACTCCTCAGAAACCTTACCAATTATATCAGGATAATTCATTTTAATTCAAAAAGTAGCAATAGTTGAAAAGTACCAGTTTCCTCATCAATATTAGGGATAAATCTTGGATTAATTTTACCATCAACTATGACCTTGTTTTTTCTTAGTTTACCCATAATTACTTGAAAATGAGGGAGAGAGATATTACACTCCTCCCTTATTTTCTTCTTTGTATCTTCACTCATTGTAACTTTATCAAGTATTTCATTATCTTTGATAACTTTACTGAGTTCATATCTTTTCTTAACAAAGGCTGTAATTATATCAATCTCTCTATCAGTTAAGTTATGAAAAGGCTCTAAGAACATAAACCAATATTTAAAGAATTTACCCTCTAATGAAGTAGGAATCCTAATTATGTTATTCGCCTTTTTCATAATATTTTACTCTTTAATTTTATTATCTTGTGTATCTTCTTTTTCCTCTACAACTTCTTCAGGAACTGTTATAATATTTTCAATTTCATTAATACATTTATCAAGAAAATCCTTGTTAAATACATTACCATTTTCTATCACTTTAAATAGGTAATCAAGTCTCTTAAACATATTATTTAGATTAGACTTTTGTAATTGGGTATACAATTGTCTTGCCTGTTCACTAAGTTGGTGGGCAACTTGTTCCAATTGTTCATAACTCATTTTTTCAGTTCCCTTTGTTTCTTTTGTTGTAGGTTGCATTTCTACAATTTTTCCTTTTTGCTCTTCCATTTTTACTTTATAATTAAATTATTAATAGTTTTCAAGAAATTTATGTCCATATCTATTTTTATATAGCACTTCCCATTCCTCTATTGAACATTTTCCTATATTAGTAGAACCACACTCATCACAGTAATCTGAATCTTCTATTATTGAAATGTTCCTGATCTTTAATGATAAACATTGTTTACAGTATAATACTGGAATTTTATTATAATCATTAGGCTGATTTTCTGTGTTTAAGTTGTTCATAAATCATCTTCTTTCTTTCATTAATAGTTCCACTGTGGTGCTTCTTTCTCTTACAAGTATTAGCCTTATTTTTAAAAGGTCTTTTAGGAAATATAATACCTTCAAGAGATACATGGCCTCTTCTAATTGCTCTCCTTATAGACTTAAACTTACTTACTGCTTCATAAGTTACTAGATGAAGAATATTTCTTTCATAGAAGTCTCCCACAATATCTATTCTATTCTTCTCTAAATAATCCTTAAACTCTTCTTCATTCATTAAGGGTCTTTCTACTGTCTTCTGCTCTTCCATTTTCTATAATGTTTTTATTTAAAATAAACTAATACAAACTGGCCCCCCTCATTAAGAATAGATACTATATCTTCCTTCTTTATACCTAATTCATTAGAGATATTAACAATTCCTCTTAATGTATTAGAATGTATAGCAGCCATAATTTTGTTTGCTTTAGTGTTTTCATTAGACTTTTTAGTCTTTATCATCTTTAATTTTTCTATCTCTTCCATATTGTATAAATTAGTTGCAGAGGTAGGAATTGAACCTACGGAGTCTAGCTTATGAGACTAGATTGAATACCAATTCTCTCTGCTGTATTGAGCCTCTGAAAGGATTTGAACCCTTAACCATCTGAGTACAAAACAGATGCTCTACCATTGAGCTACAGGGGCAGGAGCAGAGTATCATCCTTTCTCTGCATAAAGGTAGGTTCTACGACACCTAATAGACATTTAAGCATTTATATCATTGTAGTACTACTAATATAAATAGGCTTTCTATAAGTTACGTTGCTCCTCAGACTAGTATTATAGAGCTTTATTACTAATATAAGGCACACTCTGGTTCTCCATTCTAGTATTCAGAGTAGTGTACTCTATTAAGTACCTCCTATGAGACTCGAACTCATAAGTCCTAATGGACGAGGAATTTTAAGTCCCTTGTGTTTACCTATTTCACCAAGGAGGCATCCTTATATTAATAAGGTCTTATGTCACAAAGTTCAAATAAATATTTGTATTTTAGAATATTATGTATAAAAGTCTCACATTCAGATTTTATTCCTGCATAAGAGGTTCCTTCAGGTATCTTATTATAAAATTCTTCAGTTTTTTCTTTAACTTCCTTGATGAAATCAATAGCATTAAGAGTATTACTTCCTATTCCTCTTATTACATTAGGTTGCATGTGCCCCAATAATCCTTGATATTCTTCTGCAAGACCATCTTGATAGTCTGATAATACACTAAGAAACTCATCAAGATATACATGAATATTCTTTTTAGGTGCTGCCCAATGTAAGTTCTTACATTTAGTTTTCCAGCCTTCAAGTTGATTTAAAAAATTAATAAAGAATTGTGAACCAGACACTTCTATACTTTTACTTGGTTCCATTGGAGTAAATAGATTCTCTTCTTCAAACATATTTTATTATTTTAATATTGCAAATATTAAACAAAACAATTGAAAATACCAAATATTTTTCTAATTATTTTAAATTATTTTTTATATTTTATTAGAAATTTTTTTAGTAGAAACTTTTAGAATTAAACACATTTATAATTAACTAGCCTTTTAATTGCTTATTATATAAAGGGTAATAATAAGCAGTTTCTTTAACCTCTAACTGCTAAAAAGAGAGTTCAAGCAAAAGCTTAACATTATGAAAACATGAAAATATGACAACACAAATGTAACAAGTGAAATATGTACTTAATCTTTTGATTAATAGTTAAGCATATTAACCACTCTATTTAATTTAGTACCTCCTATAGGAATCGAACCTATATTCTAAGTTTAGAAGACTTATGTACTATCCATTGTACTAAGGAGGCATTATTATTGGTTTAATAAGATTGTGTAATAAAGAAAAAGGAATGTCACTTTAAACAACTGGTTAAAGCAACATTCCTAATAACGGAAATTTCCTAAAACCAATCTTTTTCCTCACCACTTTGCAAAGATAAGTAAAATATTTGAATTAAACAAATTTTATTTCAATTATTTTTAATTCAATTATTATTTTCTTGTCTTGAAGAGAGTAAAATTAGCTTGGTTTTTTAAATCTCAATTATACCATTTAAGAAATTCCTGATAATTTATCAGCCCAATACTCAGTGTAAAACCGATAATAATTCCATTTAATTCCTATTTTACTACACAGATAATGTACTATATTATGTAGTAATGAAGGTATTCCTATTACTATCAAATATAATGGACCTAATATATCAGATTGCTTACTATGTCCACATTCATGTTGTATAGTTCTTTGTGATGACATAGGATTTACAAAAAGATAATCTCCCAAAGACATAGCTGAAGGTAAAATATTATTCACTATAATAATATTATTACCTGTTTTACCTTCTCTGTATGCAGCTTGACACAATATACCCTCTATACATAAAGCAAGCATATTTTGAGGAAACTGCCATAACCATTTAATAGAGTCCTTAATGTAATTATATATCTTCTTCATTTTTGTGTATAGTAATATCCCTGAAGCTTTGTTATAGCTCCATGAGAGTTATTTCTAATCTCTTTTTAACTACTAACTTCATTAGACCAGTTCTTGATTATACCCCTATAGCATGATTCCCTGTGCATTTTCTTAGGTGGGTGCGCTCATGCAATCTAATTTATATAGTAGTAATTTGTGTAGTATTGGGGACAATCTCTCTACTATTTGTAGATACCAACCCAACTTCTGACCCATTACTTTTTTAACCTCATGGGTGATATGTAGACCCACCTCTACATCTACTAGGTTGCAAAGATAAGTAAAAATTTTGATATATGCAAATATATAAATAGAAAATTTATAAGAGAAATAAAAATAATTTTTTTTCTAATTTTTTTTTCTAAATTTTATTTTATATTTATAAGTGGTAAATAGTCCACCAATACCCCCCCTTGCCTTCGGCAGGTGGGGTTGCTACCCCCTGTTGCAAACAAGGTTTGCTATTAGCTAAACTAATTATCCGTACAACTATGACAACAAAAGAATTTTGGGCACTTAACAACCTTTCAGGAAATGTTAAGATTCAGGAAAGCCCTAACAAGTACAATGAATCTGATGTAAACATTAGATATATCAGATTAGACCGTCCAATAGATGGACAAGATTACCTTGTACTATCACTACATGCAACAGAAGCCAGAATTGCAAATACTACTGCATTTAGTGACATGCAAGTCACTAAAGGTGACAATGGCTTGTGGGGCATTATAATGCCTGATACCAACAAGGTGGTTGAGGAAATCAAGTTATTCTAACTTGTTTTCTCACACCTTGTGGTGGGAGCCTTTGGCTCCTTTTGTGAGGATTATAAACATATAGTCTTAGAACTTTATTTATCTTAAAGGAAATAATAATATATTGTCTTGAAGAGATAGATAATATATTCACTGCTTATAGGTATATATATATTATATATAAATACAAATAATCATTTAATCATTTAATCATTTAATCATTTACAATTATGGAAAAGAATTACAATGAAGTAACAGTTGAGAAAACATGGAGTCTTATGGCATTTGCACAGAAGTTTGGTATGCCTAAACTTGCCGAGTTTACTAACAAAGAAACTGGTGAGAAATTTAACTCACTCGCCTTTGATAAAAATGGAGATATTACATTCTGCCATTTTGGATATAGCACACAAGGAATGAGTGTTGCAGAAATTATTGCAAATAAGAATGAACTTAAAGTAGGTCTAAATAGTAATGGAAAATACACCCTATACAAGCAAAAAAACGCATGGGAAACCATTAATCTATTTGACTAATATTCAGTAATAAATAACTATTTTTACTGATAAAAAACTCAATATAAAAGATACTAATTTAGAAGAAGTTGCTGCTATACAAAATTGTGGAAGCAGATAGTTACTAAGTTTTGTCATATTTCTAAGGGGACTTAGTAACGATATTAAAACCATAAGAATATAGAATTAGTAATACGAGTTTAAACTGATTCCGAATATAATATATAAACTCTATCTTCACGATATGTTACTATTACATCGGTAATAATATTAACATTATCAGCCGTGGAAGGATTAAATGGTTTAAAAAAACTCAATATAAAAGATATTGTTATTCTTCTATTTTTAAAACCCGCTATTTAGTATTACTAAAGGAATGCATCAAAGAGGTTAATTAAGAAAGAAAAAGGATAATTCAGTATTTCCAAGATGTTGAGGACGGCAGTTTCTTAATATATAGTATCACTAATCCAAAAAAGGATATAGAATAGTTGCAACGAGTATATTAAGTTTTAGCCGTAAAACACAAATAAACAATTTAAATAATAAAAGAGTATGAAACATTTTAATTCAATTAAAGATTTAGATGCATATATGAAATCTCGTGGATATTATCATATAGATAGTGATTATCGTGATAATGGAGAAGAATATGGAAGAGAATATGAACATAAAAATGGTTTATGCACACTTAGATATACAAAAGTATTTAAAGTTTGGAAAAATTGTTTCTAAGTTAAAACCATAAAATATATGAAAAGCAATATTAAACTTATATTTGAAGAAGGGACTACAATGAAAGAATTTAGTATTCTCTTCTTTAATTATCTTTCACTACATAAATATTGGTTAAAGAATTGTAACTTTCATAGTAGAAAAAATAATCTATACATATATACATATAATTATTGTGCTATAGACAATTTTATTAACAACAACAATACAAAATATAACTATAAAATAATAAAATTATGAAAATATATATAGTCTATGATTCCATAGGTAATAAAATGGCAACATTAACAACTCTAAAAGATGCTTTAGACTTTAAAAGCATTAGAGGAAATAAAGCTTGGACTATAAAGCCAGTAACATCTATAAAAAATAAAAAATCTACAGAAAAACAAAAAGCTGCTGTGAAATTCGTTGAAGAGTGGCTTAATATAACTTTCACAGGAAATATTAATAATTTTAATGAAGTTTCTGATTTTTTATATGAATATCTTGATGAAGCTAAATTAATATATGATGAAGTATATAATGAATACACATCATATATTTGGTCAAAATATTAAATAAAACACAATAAAACAGTAGTTGTTTTTTGTATTTTTTGTTGTTTTAATTGGAGGATATATAGCGTACTTGCTATATATCCTTTATTAAATAACTATTAGTAAAAATAAACAATTTAAATTTGGTAATAAAATGAAATTAAAATTAATATTTAAAGGAGTGTTACTATGGGTAACAGCCTTTGCAGTTGTACTTTTTACACTTGGAGTAGACAGCATATATGATAATGGATATTTTATACATTCAGTAATTATATGCACAGTATTATGTCTTATTTGCTATAAATTAATATCTAAAGAAGAATTTGAAATATTAACTCTATCTAAATGGTTAGATAAGTTATTAGAAAAAGAGTAAATATTATTAAATAAAATGTATTACTATCTTAAAAAAAAATAAATTAAAACTATGAATAAAAACATTAATTTAACAAAGATTTTAAAGGACTGCCCTAAGGGAACAGTCCTTTGGAGTGATGTTTATGGGGAAGTAAAGTTTTTAGGTATTGATACAAGTACTCAATTTCCTATAAAAACAAGACGCGTTGATGGAACTACCATATATTACACAAAAGAGGGTTGGTTTAGTATAACTTTTCCTGCAAGCTGCCTCTTATGGCCTTCAAAAGATTGTCGTGATTGGTCAAAGTTCACTGCTCCGTGGTATAAGAAAGAGAAGTTTGACCCTAAGACATTAAAACCTTTTGACAAGGTGTTGGTAAGAGATGAACATAATGGAGTTTGGTCTTGTAAATGGTTCTCGCATATAATGGACCTACCTAAATTTTATAAATACACTACTACTGATAGTTTTTATAAGTATTGTATTCCTTACAACGATGACACTAAACACCTTGTAGGCACAACAGAAGAAGCACCCGAATTTTATAGATACTGGGAGGATTGAATTATGACAAGAGATGAACAAATAATTGAGGCTTCACATAACTATGGTAAAAAACTAAATGAAGAAGCAGTCTTTGATTATGAAGATATGAAATGTGCCTTTAAAGAAGGTGCTATGTGGGCAGATAAGCATTGTGATAATGTATGGCACAATGCAAGTGAAGAGCCAAGACTAAATCAATGGTTTATTGCACAAATTGGTGATGATGCTTTTGATACCTTTGTAATGGATATGGATAGAAACCAAGATTGGCAAGATTGGAGTAAGGGTTTTAATATTAAAAGATGGGCATACATTTGTGATTTATTGCCGAAAGGAGGTAAATTATGATAATACCAAATACAATTAAAATTGGCGGTCAAGATATTAGTGTTATAAATAAAGAACGTCTTGATAATGATATTTTAGGAGATATATGTATAGCAGAAGGTATTTTAAGGATTGCTGATAACTTTAAAAATAGAAAGCAATGCCAAAGTTCTAAAATCGCCACATTTATTCATGAGATAGTTCATGGGGTACTTGATACTATGGGAGAATTTGAATTGTCAGGAAATGAAAAGTTTGTTTCTACATTCTCTTCACTGTTAATTGACCCTATTGAAGAGATAATTAAGGCTAATACTGATGCAATAGTAAGTATTAATACCCCTCTTTCAGATATAAATAAACAGAAAGAGCAAAATATAGAGGATTGATTATGGAAATATTGTCATTTATATTTGGTGTTGTTATAACATTTTTCGCTTTAGGTTTAGTTACTCATTGTAAAGATAACGAACCTAAAAATAATGTACGGTTCTTTATTCGTAAAAGCGATAAAGATGTCACACTATATCTTTATAATGATAAGACTTCAACATTTTATAAAATAACATGTGGCGAATTTTTAAAGGAATTTGGACTTAATCTAAATGATTTTGAGAATATGGAAGAGGGAGATTTAAAAGAAGTATTTTTAAATTTGGAGGATTGATTATGGCTTTGATTTTAGCACTTGTGTTTGCATTATCATTATTTATATTCGTAATTTTTGCCTATGATATTAGCTTACCTTCATTAATAACCATACATTTACTAACATTAGGTATTTTTGTATCACTTCTTGTTATTTCAGAAGAGCCAACAGCAATGGATGTATATAAAGGAAAGACTACCCTTAAAATAACATATAAAGACGGAGTAGCTATTGACTCTACTGTAGTATTAAAAAATAAATAAAGCAAAGAATAGGAGATAAAATTATGACAAGAGAAGAAGCAAAAGAAGATAAAGAAATGAAACGTAATGGCATAATTCCTTTAATTTACAAACGTATTATTTGTATATTATGGAAAGGACACAACTATATACCTATTTCTCCAGAAGACCTATCTGGTAAAAGGCTTTTTGAATGCAAATACTGTAAAAAACAGCATGTATGGTAAAGAATATTATTTATTAGTAAGTATTAAACAATAAAAAGTAATGATGACCAGAGAAGAAGCAAAAGAACTACTGCCTATAATAGAGGCATATTCAGAGGGTAAGACTATCCAAATTTGGGACGAAAGTAAAGAGGATTAGTTATAATAAATAAAGGAAATTATGGCAGCAATTGATAAAATATATGTGAATAAGTTTGAAAACTATCTCCTTTTCAAGGAATGGTGTGAAAAACAACCAAAAATGAAGGATAAATACGGCTCTGAATGTTCTTTATCAGATTATCTTTTTCAATATAATTCATTCACAGATGGTAAATCTTATCCTATATTTAATGCACCTTACTACATTGATGCTTATCTAATCAGAAATTGCCCATTTGGCTTTATCCAAGATAATTTAAAAATTAATTATGGATATAATTCACAAGAATGGATTGATGAGGCTTATGATATAGTAATGAATAGAAATGATGAAAATAAGAATTTTTATTCATGGCTAAAACCTGATGATTTCAAAATTGTAAATGGAATTATAACAATGCCTAATGAGTCAATCTCTGACTATGAATTAATTAAGAATGAAAAATTATTTGCCACACCATATACACAAAAGAAATATACTATAGGAAAACATATAAAATGTATTCAACACCCACCAATACAATATAATATCCCATTTGAGTGGAAATTTTGGTGGATACAAGTTGACACTCCTAATGAGTTAGGATATATGTGGTATCATAAAAACACTAATTCATGGGATTTCAGTGATGAGTTTATAATAAATGAAGGCTATAATATAATATGTTGTAAATATAAAACTATCCGTGCAATTAAAAGGGCAATAAGAAACTGGAAATTACCAGTTGGAACAATTGTTACTTGTACAGGCAAATATTATAATGATATTTATAAATTCAAAATTAAATAATATAACTTATATAAGATCAATGAAAAGAAGTAAATACAAAGTAGTTTTTTATAATATTAAAAGTATTAAAAGTATTAAAAAAACTAAATTTATTAGGATATGTACAAGAACATATCTTTCTACATTAAAATTTGCAATTATAACTGGTTTAAAGTATAATGCATTATTTAAAATAACTAAAGTATCTTCAAATTCAAAGAAGAATACTAAAACTAATTAAAAATTAAATTATGAATGAAACTAAAGTAAGTCTAACTATTATACTTCCAGGAAGTATAATGTTTAGCAAGGAGGAGTGCCTTAAAACAGCTCAAAAGACAATTAAAAAAACAAATAAAAATACAGGAAAAACCTACAATAAAACTATAGAAATTCAAGTAGAAGATCTTGATAAAATGGATATAAATTTTCTAAAAGTAACTAATAAAAAGAATTCAAATTCTGAAGTTATTACATTTACTACAAGAAAATGTATACCAGCTAGACAAACTTTAAATATGAGTGAAGAAGCTTATAAGTATATGACTGATAAAAATTCTTGTCCTTCATGGTCTAAACCTAGTAAGTGGGTTACAATGAGTAAAAAAGAAAGACTTGAATCTCATTTAAAAAAGACAGTACAATATCTTGGAGGTATATCATATACTTATCAAATATTTGATGACTAATTAGATATAATATTATAATAAAAGATGGAAATATTTGAAATATTAATTTTTATTATTATAGTAATTTGCTGCATAACTTATTATAAAAGATATTCTCCAAATATTGATATTATTATATCTAAAAGAAAATTTGTAGTATTATTATGGTATAATAAAAAGTGTTTAAATGGAAAATGTAAAAGAGCTTATATTAAATTATTTACAATATAACATGAAACAAAAAATATTTAATGTACTTATATTATTTATAATAGGAGTACTTTGGGCATTTTATTTAAAAAGAGACAATTCTTCTGAGATAAAAATAGTACATATAATTACTGAAAAACCACCAGATTTCTTTAATAAACCTCCTCAAGAGGGTTTAATGGAAGCATTAGAATACTATAAAATTAAACATCCTAAGATAGTTTATGCTCAGGCTATACTTGAAACTGGATATTTTAAATCAGATTTATGTTTGAATAATAATAATTTGTTTGGTTTATATAATAGTAAAAAACAAAAATATTATACATTTGATCATTGGGTTGATGGTATTATAGCTTATAAAGAAATGGTACAATATAAGTATAAAGGAGATAGTAGCAAACCATTAGATGATTATTATAACTTTTTATCGGATATAAGATATGCAGAGGATCCTGATTACATTAGTAAAATAAAAGAAATTGTAAGTAAAAATGACGAGAGAAGAAGTGAATAACTTGGCTTTATCTAAGATAGACAAAGCTAAGTATCTTATCTTAGAACTCATTACAGGGTTCGGTAAAACTTTTTGTGCAATAAACCTTATTAATCATATATGTGATAAGGTATTCAAGAATAATAAAAGGCCTGCTACTATACTTATTCTTGTAGCTAAGACTGTACATAAACAGACTTGGAAGGATGAAATTGAGAAATGGGGAGGTATTAAGTCTGACTATATTACCATTGAATGCTATGAGTCACTAAAGAACTATGAGAACTCATACTTTGATATAGTAATAGCAGATGAGATGCAGCATTTGTCAGAAGCAAGAACTGATGTATTAGAAACTATCCATATTAATGAGTCTTTTATTGGATTGTCTGCTACTATTAAGAGAGATATGAGGAATTATTTCATCTATAACCATAAGGCTGAAGTTATAAAATGTGGTCTCAAGGAGGCTGTAGAAGATGAAGTATTACCTGAGCCTACAGTATATCTAATACCTTTGGCTTTAGACACTATTAATTGCACCTATAAAATTAAAAAGTTTGGTCGTGATATAATCACTACTCAGAAAGGCTGTTATGATAGTATCTCTTCACTTATAGAATGGTATAAAAATAAGTTCTTTAATTCAAGAAATGAAAGAATAAAGAATTTATGGCTATCAACTGCAGGTAAAAGATTGAAATGGTGTGCTGAACAGAAAGAATCTCTTATATTATCTCTTCTTGACAAGTTTAAGAACTACAAGACTTTAACTTTTTGTAGCAGTATTGAACAGTCAGAAAGGTTAGGTAAGTATAATATCACTTCAAAGAATAAAGCTTCAGTAAAAAATCTTGAGATGTTCAATCTTAATAAGATTAAACATATTACTGCCTGTAACATTTTAAATGAGGGTGAATAATCACGCCCCTATCTATCTAATTCGGTATCAGTGAAATAATAATGAGAATAAGCTGACTAAGAAAGCCTGAAGCCCAGTAATGGGTAGTTGGTAATACCGAGCCAAGCTTTGTAATAGTTGTAAATTACATTGAAGGTGTAGAGACTATCCCTCAGAAGGGGAGTAGGTTTAAGTTTATTTAATATTCTGAATTTGTATATTAAGTTAATTCTTATTATCTTTGTAGTATATTAACAATAAATATTAAATCGAAATGGTAGAGACTAAAGAAATTTGGAAAGATGTAACTATTAATACTAATTATGAAGTAAGTAATTTAGGAAGAGTGAGAGCTAAAGCAAGAAAAGTCTCTGCAAAAAATGGGAAATTTAGGAATAAAAAAGAACATTATCTCACTCAAACTGATTATCATGGATATTTACATGTAGGGTTCATAGTTGATGGAAAACATGTAAATCCTTTGGTTCATAGACTAGTAATGTATGCTTTTAAAGGAGAGAGACCTTATCCACAATGGGAAATAGACCATATAAATGGAGATTCTCATGATAATAGAGTTGAAAATCTTGAATATGTGAGTAGCTCAGAAAATACCAAGAGAGCTTATAATTTAGGTTTACAAGATAAAAGTAAATTAAGTCTTGTAAGACCTAATAGAATAGCAACTCCAGAGCAAATATCATATATAAAAGAACAATTCATTAGAGAAGGTAGAACATTACCAAGTAGAAAAAATAAGGATTTCTATGAGAAAATGGCTACTAGATTTGGGTATAAGAATCCTCAGAGTATATATAGAATAGTTCTTGGGTGTACAAATAGATTCTTTGGTGAAAATATAGTCCAGACTACAAACAGAAATGGCAATGAAAATTGTAGTAGTAATGGTGAACTTAACTAATTGTAGAATAGGTATATTTTGCAATCTAAATAGCTCTGAGATTGTAGTAAAGCAACGAATAGGAAGAATACTTAGACATAAGTCTCCTATTATTATCATACCTTATTTCAAAGATACAAGGGAAGAAGAACTTGTACAGAAAATGATAGAAGAGTACTCTGAGAATTCTATTATAAGTGTTAATAATATTAATGACATTAAACTTTAGAAAAAATATTAAATAGCTATAAAAAGAAGAAAATTATGAAAATAAATATAAATTCTGAGGTGTTAGCTAAGGAAAATCTCACCTTAAAAGAATTTAGTATTTTATTGTATTATATAGCTGGAGGGACTGAAACTTTACATGAGTCTATATGTAATAAATTGTGGAATAAAGGGTATTTAATAAAAGAAACTTATGGATACTCCTTTAATCCACATTTAGCTCCTGAATTAGATTTTTGGTCTGCTAAAAGTAGTGTATCTACCACAGAAGAAGAATTAAGTGAACTAGCTAATAAACTAAGAGCTTTATATCCTACTGGTAGAAAAGGGGGCACTGCTTATATGTGGAGAGATTCTACTAAAACTATAGCAAAAAAGCTATTAACCCTAAAAGCTAAGTATAATACTACATTTACTGACGAACAGGCTATAGAGGCTACTAAAAGATATGTAGAAACTTTTAATGGTAACTATGCTTATATGCAGTTATTAAAATATTTTATTCTTAAAAAAGATTTAATAAAAGGGGAAGAAACTTCTCAACTATTATCTTATATTGAGAATGAAGATAATATTCATTCTAATGATAATGGAGAATTAATATGAGCTTAGAATTATTAAATAGAATTAAAGCAGGTCTTGAAGAAAGAAAGAAAAGGGTAGAGAATGGAGGTATTAATTGTATTCCTCTCGCTTTTAATAGATTTAGAAAGGAATTACCAGGAGTTGAACAAGGTAGTTACTATCTATTAAGTGGTTCAACAAAAGCTGCTAAAACACAGCTTACAAATTATATATTTGTATATAGTACTATATTATACTGTTACTATAACCCTAATAAGATTACTCCTAAGATATTCTTTTTTCCCCTAGAAGAAACCGCTGAAACTATAACTCTTAGATTTATTGCTTATTTATTATTTCATTTAACTAAAGGTAAAGTAAGAATTAGTCCAACTGACTTAAAATCAACTGATGAAAGATTTCCAGTAAAACAAGAAATACTTGATTTAATGGACGGTGAAGAGTTTAAGAAAATAATGGAGTTCTATGAAAATACAATTACCTTTTATGATGATAGGAATGCTACTGGCGTATGGAAAATACTAAATAATTATGCTAAAGCTAATGGGACTATTCATAAGAAAACTATTAAAATTAAGGAGCAAGATGCTTTTGGTAATATAAATGAAGTACCCAAAGAAATATTTGACTATTATACTCCTAATGATCCTAATGCATATGTAATGATTATTGTTGATCATGTTAGTTTACTTAATCCAGAAAGAAATATGGATTTAAGACAATCTATTAACAAGTTATCAGAATATATGGTAATACTTAGAAATAGGTATAATTATATTCCTGTAATAGTTCAACAGCAAAGCACCGAAACTCAAAATTCAATAGCAGTAAAGGATAATAAAATCCGACCAACAGTAGCAGGTTTAGCAGATAGTAAATATACTGCAAGAGATTGTAATGTAATGATTGGAATAACTAATCCACATGCTTACGATATAAGAGAATATTTAGGTTATCCAATTGGAGAGCATTTTAAAAGTAATATAAGATTTCTTGAAGTAGTAATTAATAGAAATGGCAATGCTAATGGTATATGTCCATTATTCTTTGATGGGGCTATAAATGATTTTAAAGAGTTACCATTACCATCAGAAAAAGAAGCATTAGATAAAGTAATAGCATATCTTAATAAAATAAGAATGCAATCAAAAGAAACAACAGCAATGCTGGCATATACAGTTCATAACGGTTATAGTAATAGTAAAAAAGTAATTAAAAAGTTGCATAGATGGAAAATATTTCATAAGTTTGCAGCTCTTTTCAAGTAAATAACATTATAAAAACAGAAAAAAAAATGGCAAAAATTGTAGCAATTTTGGGATCCTCAGGTGATGGTAAAACAACATCTACCATTATAAATCCTGATGGAACTTTTGACCTTGAAAATTATCAAGGAATGGATCCAAAGTCTCATTTTATTCTTAATCTTGATAGAAAGACTCTTCCTTTTCCAGCAGGAATGTGGAGTACTGACAAGCAGAATTATTATGAGCCTAAAGACTTTAAAGAAATAAAGAAGATGCTTGAATGGTGCGCTAAGCAGAATAGTATAAAATCAGTATCTATAGATACCGTAAATATCTATTTAGCTATGAAAGAGTTTAATGATAGAAAGAAAATGACTTTTGATCAATGGAAAGATGTAGCTAATGATGTAATTGAACTCAATATGCTTTGTAATAGTACTCTTAGAGAAGATCAAATTGTATATATTATGGGGCATACTATGTTACAAACTCAAGCTGATGGAAGTGAAAAAACAGTATTTAGTGTAATAGGAAAAAAACTTACTAAAACTCAACCTGAAGGATTTTATTCTATAGTATTAATGACTAGAGTTGAATATGGGGATAATGGTGAAAATGAATACTATTTTCAAACTAAAGCCAACCATTCTTCAGCTAAAACTCCTTTAGGAATGTTTGATAAGTTTGAAATTCCTAATAGTCTTAAACTTGTAGATAATGCTGTTAGAAAGCATTATAAAATGAGTTAATATAAATAAATTTATTAAATAAATATCAATTAAAGTTATTACAAATTTTTTAATATTAAGAAAGTATGAGAACATTGACAGTAAGACAATTTGCATGTGTAAAAAGAGTTGCACAAAATGTTAATCCTTTAGTAGTAAAAAAGAATAAAATTGCTGCTAAAATTGATGAATTAAATGCAAAGTATAATGCTTTAACTGCAGAAATTGATATGCATGAAATGGGCATTAAAGCTTTAACAGGGGGTCTCACAAGTGAAGACTTAACTGTTAAAAAGGTAGAGGAAACTGGTAAGGTTGATAAAGATGGTACCCCTATTAAAATTACTAAGTATGAACCTAAGTCTGGTGTAGTAGTATTTAATGAAGAGGCAAATATATATGAAATTCATATAGATGAGCCTGTTATTAATAATAGTATTATTCCTGAATTAACAGATGATACTGAGAAAGTACCAGAAAAAGAAATTCCTGCTGAACCTATACCAGCAGAAGTAGTGAAGAAATATCTTTAATAATTAATTAAATAATAAACTAAATAACAATTTTTAATAAAACAATAATATAAAGTTATAAATATGAAAGAGACAAATTTTAGTTTTATGGCTTTTGCCAAAGGCAGTGAAAGTAAAGAAAGTAATGCAGTAAAGAGATATACAGGGGTAGCCCCTGTATTTGTTTTAGCTGTAAATCCTAATAAAAAAGAGCTTGAAAAGTTATATAATACTCAACTTGAAAATGGCCCTGAGTATTTACATGAAATTGAAGTAGGAGAAGATAAACATAAAGTACAAAATGCCAGAATTGACTTTATTGTTAAAACTGATGCTGAGAAATGTAATGGTATTGAATTTACTACTAAAATATCCTTCTTTATTAGAAAGGAATATAGATATAATAGGGATAAAACTAAAGTGCAAATAATTGATAAATATGGTAGAACTGCTTGGGTTACAATAGAGCAAGCTAAAGCACATGAGATTCCTGTATATAAGAATGGTCCAGCTAATATTGATAAGGATTATAGACCTGCTTATCATGGTGAGGAAGAGCTTACTAACTTCATTAAATCATACCTCAATATTCCTAATGTAATGAAATACGTTAATAATACTTGGATTATGGTAGATAAACCTGAAGATTGTGAAGCTAGACTTGAAAATATCACAGAGTACTTTAAAGGAAACTTTAAAGAATTAAAAGAGGTTATTGCACTACAACCTAACAATAAAATTAAAGTATTATTTGGTGTAAGAACTACTGATGATAATAAGTTGTATCAAACTGTCTATAATCAAATGTTCTTAAGAAACAATGTTACTGATTATAGTAAGTTAGATGCAGATTTGCAGGAAAGAAAAGCTTCTGGAGCATATTCTACTACTGAGTTTACTGTAGGTGACTTGAAGGAGTATAATGTAGAGGCTACTGATTTTAGTAATTCTGCAAATGAATTTAGTGATATGCCTTTTGGTCCTGCTAATGAAGAAGGCTCTCCTTGGGATTTTGAAAAGTAAATTTTTTATATGACTATATGACAATATCCTTAACATGGGATAGCTAAATATGTAAACCAAAGTTAATACGGAAATTTTTGGCTACTCTATGTTAGATGGGTATTGTTATATATAGTTATCAATTTTATAAAGTTAGAAGTAAGTATGACATTTAGTAAAGGTAAAAATTCTGTAAGCCTTGAGGATATTATAAGTAAAGTAACAGAAGCAGATATTCTGTCATACTATCTTGGAGTAACAGAAATTCCTACTATCATAAATAGTCCTCTTAGAGAGGATAGAAGGCCTTCTTTTGGTCTTTATTCTACTGATGGAAAAAGAATATATTATACAGATTTATCCACAAGAGATAGAGGGGGTTTATTTGATTTACTCGGAAATATGTGGAAATGTAGTTACAAAGAAGTACTTATAAGAATTAACAAAGATATTCCAAATTTTAATAATAATACAAATATTCGTACATATACTCCATGCACTATTAAAAGTACTAATATTTATAATAAAAGTACAGATTTACAGTGCAAAGTAAGAAATTGGAGAAATTATGATATTAAGTATTGGAAATTATATGGAATAAATTTAGAATGGCTTAAATATGCAGAAGTTTACCCTATATCTCACAAGATTGTTATAAAGGATAATAATAGATATGTATTTACAGCTGATAAATATGCCTATGCTTATGTAGAACACAAGGAAGGTAAAGTTACTCTAAAAATATACCAGCCCTTTAATACAGATGGTTATAAATGGAGTAGTAATATAGATAGGTCAGTATGGAGTCTTTGGACTAAAATCCCAAAATATGGGGATAATTTAATTATATCTTCCTCAGTAAAGGACTGCTTAAATATAATGTGTAATTTAAAAATACCATCAATATGTTTACAAGGGGAAGGGTATTTACCTAAACCTCATATAATGGAAAAATTAAAGTCAAGATATAAGAATATTATAGTACTCTTCGATAATGATTTTACTAATCCAAATAATCCTGGACATAATGATGCTAAAAAATTGAGTGAAGAGTATAATTTAAAAATGGTAGAAATACCAGCTAAATATGAAGCAAAAGACCCATCTGACTTATTTAAAAAATATGGAAAAAATAGGTATTTAGAAATAATGAATGAAATTCTCAAGGATGTATTATGGAAGAGTGGAGAAGTATAGAAGGGTATTTAGGATATGAAGTACTATCTAAAGAGAAGAACTAATAAATCTAGAGAATTTATATTTTAGGTATAAAGATTAATTCAGGATAACAAAATAATAAGAAGTTTAACATATATAAAAAAGTAAAAACATGGAAACAAGAAAGATTACAGTGGTTCAGACTAAGAACCAAAAGAAGAGTGTTATTATGTCAGCAGCTACAACTCTTGCTGAATTAAAAAATGACTTAAGAGCCAATGGTATTGACTATGATGATATGACCTTCTTTGAGGGCACATCAAAGATTGAATTGAAGAATGATGCTTCAATTCTGCCACATGATGTTCCTTATAAAGGTACTATTACAAATGAGTTGGTTTTCATGCTTACTAATACCAACAAGAAAATTAGAAGTGGTGCTGATGCAATGAGCAGAGCTGAAGCATATAATGCTATTAAATCTATGGGTTTACAGGAAGAGTGTGTAAAGAAATTTGGTAAGAACTTTACTATGTGTAAGACTGTTGATCTTATTGCATTGATACAGAGCTATAATACTTCAAAACCTACTCCTAAAACTGAAACTAAGAAGGAGGAAAAAACAGAAGCATCTGTAAATACTCCTGAAGTAAGTGCTCCTACACCATCTGTAAATAATAATAAAGAGTGTATTAATCTTGTAGCAAAAGCTGCTATAAGTAAATTGGTAGAAATTCTTGAGAATAATGATATAATTGATAGTACTGAAAGAGATGAAGTACTTAATATTTTTGAAAGTACTATAGAAGTTATATCATCTGAGGGATGTAAACCTAAGCCAGCCTCTCCTTATTCTGATAATGAGATTAGTGATATGTTTGCAGAAATGGGTGTTGATTAATAAAGATAAGTAACAATAGATAAGGAAGTTAAAAAAAAATACTTCCTTACCTACTTTTTTACAGTAATATGAGCGAAAAGACAATTAAATTAATTGAGGAAAAGATAGAAGAACTATATAACTCCTTGATGGATAAGCCATTCAAAGTATTAAGCATATTTAATAATTTCTTTGGAGAAGATAAAGTTGATATGCAAGGATATTTAAGTTTGGACGAGTTTAAAAATTTGATGAAGACAGATCCTTTATCTATGTATATTCCTGATGGGGATATTATAAGCATGAATAAGAATGACTGGAGTATATATAAAATATTATCTATTACTGAATTACCTGAAAATCTAGTAGAAAAAGTTATAAATGCCTTTACAGAACCTGCAGTAAAAGAAAAAATTAATAATGAGACCTTTACTGGTTACGTCTTCATTCTTATACATTTCCCTCATGTAAGGGTAACTAATGAGCATGACAGATTTGTGGATATTAATCATCTGTGGGCTAAGGTGAAGGTAATGTTTGATGGTACATTAAATGGGGGATTTACACTTAATAGGTCAGAATATACTCTGCTTCATATTATGAGTCGGTATTTGCATAGTCACATTTCAAGTATTCCTACACATGACTTTACCTGTTTTCAGAGTCCATGCACAGGAACTGGTCCTATTAATAGTACTATTAGTACTCTTAATAGAGAATATGATGAAGATATATGGAATATGTTTTGTCTTGAGCTAAGTAAATATGTAACTGTAGAATCTATTGCTGGACACCCTTATAGATATTTGGAAACTATAGGTATTGATAACATGATAGAGGGTGTAAATGTATTTACTACATATATATCACCAAGCTATGATACACATATTATTGGTAATCTTAAGTTAAAAGAATTTGTAAAAAGTTTTATCAAATCAAAGAAACTTAAGTTCAATTATGTAAATGGCTCTTATTCTATTGGTATGTCATTTGTTGAGTTTATTGTTCTTATTAGCAATGAATTTATTAAGTGGTATAATGACCAGTTTAATAAAGGAAAGACAACTTTAAAGTTTGAAAAATTGATGAGCAGAGGTGTATTGAAGGAATGTATTATAGATAATGGAAAGGTTTATTATCTACATACAATTACCAGTATAAATAACTATACTCAATACATAGGTAAGAAAGTTTGCATGTTTAAGGGAGAAGAGATTACTGTTAATATTACAGATATTGATAAGGTAGATAATAAAAATAAAAGCATAATTATTAATGTTAGAACAGCATTATATATATTAACGACAATACTTAAAGTATTAAATTATAGATATGGAAGAAGTAAAACAGCCAACGAAAGTAATCAACTTGGTGCAGAAGTCAGGTACTTATAATTATAAGTTAATTATTCCAGAGGAAGTAGAGAGAAAAATAAGATTTACCTGTCAAAAGGTATGGAATACTGAATGGTCAGGTACACTATTCTTTACACATGAAGGTTCATTTGAGAATAATGACCTTATAATAAGATGTGTAGATATTTATATTATGGATATTGGCACTCAAGCCTATACAGAGTTTGATATGAATCCTGATGTAATAGCTTACATGACTGAACATACTGAGTTACTTGATTGTCAAATGGGATTGATCCATTAAATTGTGAGTGGATGTAAAATTGGGTGAATTGCTGGAAACTGGTAGACAAGCCACAATCAGCAGCCAAGCTTAGAGGTTAAAACCTCTTTGAAGGTTCAACGACTAACACTTGAAACTACTAATTGTAGAATATAATAGTGACACGAGTGCCCAACCCTATAGATTATTTTATAGGTGATGATATAGTCTGAACTTGTTTATATTTGTCATAAGAAGGATGATTTATTCTTTGTAAGAATTTATCATGCTTTCTTTTGTAATAAAATGGGAGATTCTTATAACATTGAAAAAATCTATAAGTATCTTTTTTACTTGCAAAACTTAAATGTGGTATAGAATCATTTTGATGTATATGTGTAGTATCTATTTTTAGATGATTACAAATTCCAGATAGGAAATCTTTAGTTCCTCTTATTTGAATATATAAGGAGTAATCATGACATAAGATCCCTCTATCATTTGGATATTGTCCATCTCTAATAGTAACAGAACCATCTCCGTCAAAATAGCCTATAATAAAAGCATCTCTATATTCATAAGGAATGTTTTTAATTATATTTCCCATAGAAAGACTTTTATTTGAGGTTATACCAAGTTTATTTAATGCCTGAGTTATATGTCTATCTGATATAGTATATCTGATATGATGTATAGTCTTAGAAGAGTCAAAACTTGAAGGTCTTATTATTTTCTGGAGCTTATGTTCATTTCCTATTTCTGATTTTATAAATTCTAGTACTGCTTTATCTTCATATTTAATAGTTATAGTTAAAGTAGTGGTTGTTTTTGTCTTGACAAGAGTACCATCTGCTGCTATAAATCCTACAATATAAGCTTTAGTGTAAGAATCTATATTATCAAAATAATGAACATTTCCTTTATCAGGGTGTAATTTTATACCATGAGTTCTTAAAAAAGAACTGATAGTAACTTTGTTAATTCCTAATAAAGTGGAAATTTCAGGAACTGTTTTTCCTTCAGATATAAAATTCATTACTGAGGCAACTACCTCATCTGTCATAATCTTTGTTCTCATAATTTATTTCATTTTATTATGTGCAAAGGTATAAACTATATTTGAATTATGCAAGTAATTAACTATTTTTATTATAAGAACAAGAACTTAGAGATAAAGAACTCTAAGGATAACATTTAGTCACATAATAATATGAGTACTTTCTTTAGTGGAACAGATACTGCTACTCTAAAGGAAGAAGGTAGGGATAGGAATAACTTTGTATCTCTTATTGTGAATAATGCAGGTACTTATACTGCAGCAATTACAAGAAGAATCAAGTCAAAACAGATTAAAGAATCTGTATCTTATGAATTCTTTGGTGAAGGTGAAAAGCAATATACTAAAGAGTATATAAGTGATGTAGATGAGAT